TGGATGCCTCCTACAAAATTCAGAGAGGCATCCATGTGCACCTAATTCAATTTTTTATGTGTCCAGAATTCTGGGTACATATCAATAAGCCCTCTGTTTTTTTATTCGTATTGACGCGAATCCGTTTTTTGAAATCTACAGGAAGATCGCGCAGAATGGATTTCAAGTGCAATACCCAACACCTAGACTCCTTTGGTTGGTCAGCGTTGCCGCTCCACTTTCCTCTCCTCTTACAATCTCCATCCATGCTGCGCGATACATTCCCACGGTACATCTCAATCCCTCCGCTGGTAGCGTCAGTCGGAACCGTTCATTTTATAGAGCCGGGATCAGCAAAAATAAATATTCTTCGCCCTGCCGCTTTCGCACAGCGCACAAGGAAGGCCCGTCTGCTTTTAACCTGTGGTGCCATACATCTGGTTCCACCGCCCGCCTCATGCGGCGAGGAGCGGCATATACCCGGCCTCACCGGGTATCTCGCGGTTTCTGTGCAGGTTGTCCGCTTGCCTGGAGCCCAGTTCTGGAGTGATGGACTCATTCTCCGGCGCTTCACTCTGCGGCAGACGTAAGCGGTCCCGAAGCCCTGCCGCGCCCCGTCACTGCAGCGGACGGGTTGCTTGTTCGAGCGGGTGAGGATTTGCACCTCACATGGCAAGCTTGTTTATTTGTGACACATCTTAACCGTTATGCCCTTACTCGCGTCTACCTGTTCCGCCACCGCTCATATGTGCGCTTTCCCACTTAGATTGTCACACCCTGACTGCTACCTTTTCAGGGCATCACAGTGAGGGTAGTTTTCAGCGGGATAACGCCGGGGCAGGTCATAGCTGCCACCGCTTCCGCCTCCATGACAGGCGGGCGCCATTCCCTTCTCCGGACCCATTAGGCGCTCTAGGGTTGCCCGGTATAGTGTCTTTCCACAGTCAGCTCCGTGTACTTTGGAACAGTTGGCTTCATGGTCGCCGCAAAGCGGTGCCGCTACCTCGCAGGATAGCAAGAGGCCCATTTTCTCGCGCCCGCAGAGGGGCAAAGTCCCTCGTCTTTCCGAGTCGCCACCAGGTGAGTTTATAGCCATCAACTGTGTATGGCTTCGCCGCATGGAGGGCGCGACCCTCCGGCCCTGATACGTGGGCTGATGCGCTCGTGCGGCACATGGTCCCCCGTCGGGGAATCGAACCCAGGACTTCCCGGTTATGAGCCGGATGCTCTGACCTGCTGAGCTAACGGGGGATTTGGCGCCGGCGGGAGGAATTGAACCCCCATCGGTGAAACCGCCTTCGGCTTTCAAAGCCGCGGCATTGCCATTCTGCCACGCCGGCAAATAGCTGGCTCTGGAAATGCCAGCCATGTAGAAGATCAACTGCGGATAGCTTTCTTCAGTGTGCTGCTGGGCGCAAAGCAGGCGCAAACGACATCCTTGGTCATAATGCGTTCCTTTGTGGTGGGGTGAACAAAGGGGTGCCCATGGCGCACCTTGGTGCTGAATTTGCCGAATCCCGGAATGAGGAGGGTGTCCCGATCAACGAGGACCTTCTGGATCTCCGCAAACATCACCTGCGATATCAGCTCCACTTCTCTCTGCGGAATGTTGGTGAGCTCAGAAACTCTCTTGCACAACTCTTTTTTCGTCATAGACAAGACTTCCCTTCTTTTGTTTTTTGCCTGCAACTTTGGCGGAGCCGACTGGAATCGAACCAGCAATGAGGGAGTCAAAATCCCTTGCCTTACCGTTTGGCTACGGCTCTATATCTCTATGTGCTACCCGGCGGAGGGACAATGCCCACCCGCCGGATAGATCCAGCAGTGCTAAAAAGGGGCAGCCAGCTGATAAATAGCTGCCACAGTTACTCTATGATCTCCCAGTCGTCCGCCAGAATGTCACTCTGGCTCGCCAGCCACATCTGGAAACTTCCGTCCACGCACTTCATCTGCAGGTAAGGCCGTACCTTGAACAGGCTGCCCTCCGGGATGCCCACAGCCTCTGCCGTGTTCTTGTTGCAGGGAATTCCATCAGGGTATCCGGTGCGATAGATCACCCACATTCCCTTTCCGTTCCAGCCCCGGCGCGTGATCTTGGCGCCCTTTTTGGCTGCCTCAATGGCCAGCCCGAAGTTCATGCCGTCGATCTCCCGGTACGCTTCCTCGAAGACATCCTTCGGAGACCAGCTCTCGTAGCCGTCAGGGTAGCGCACCCGGTAGCCTTCTTCCACTGTTGTTACATCCTTCGGAATCGTAAAGTCTGCGGGCTGGATGAATTCTCCATCCAGACGGACAACTGGCTCCGCCTCAATTATCTTTGTGCCGATGTACTTCTTTAAGCTCATGCTATGTCCCTCGCTTTCTGCATAAATCATCGTTCAAACTTTTTGATTCGATTTGACTTCCGCACTTTAGTGGTAAGCAAAGTGGGATCTGTATATCGCAAGACATGAATCAAGTTCTTGCGGGCAGCCTTAATCCCCCTGGAGACTGCACTTAATCCGACATTGCGTTTTCGGGCAATCTCTCTCATACTGAGCCCCTGGACATAATAGTCAAGCATATACTCTTGCATCTTCTGCGTGAGCTCATGCTGGAAGGCATACCGTAGATTTACCTTTAGGCGATCCAGAATCTCTCCGTTATCTCCACCACACATCTCCTTCCAGTCGTTCAGAGCAACAAGGTCATGGATCAACCAATTGTGGGCAGCTTGTATTTTATCTACCATCACGCTCACCCTTCTTCCCAATAGCTTCTACCATGTATCGGCTCCGCAACGCATCTATATCGCACTGCCGGCCGCGCCCAAACATGAATGGGTTGACCTGATAGTGCCCTCTCCGCATTTTTCGTAATATACCCGCGTCGACCATCGACTTCAACATACGTTCGACTTGGCGAACGCTCTTCTCCATCTTCCTTGCCAGCATATCTTTGTCCGCAGGACTCAGAGACACCACCTGCCCCGCGTCTGCGAATGTCATGCGGCCTATAACTTCCACTACAAAGCTATAACTCACATCCACCATATCAGGCAGCCTCCATCCCGGCTCAAAAATCTTGATGTAGGCATCGGTCGTGCTTACCACTTTGGTGGTCTCTTCAAAATTTACAAGTTCTCCATTCTCGTCAACAGTGTATCGTTGCACCTTAAGACGGCGGGAAGAATCTCCAGTTTTTGGCATAAAATTCCTCCCTATTTTGCGAGTTAGCGACATCCCATGTCGCTACCAGCGACACCACATGTCGCTAACTCAATACTTAGCGACACCCCATGTCGCTAACTTTTTGGTTGCAAAACAACTGTATCCATTGCGCCCCTAAGCATACAGGCCGTTTTTGAGGGGGATTTTCCCTTTATTAGTGTTCTATACGGTATCAGCTCCCAATTTTGCTCACCGAAAATATTCCAAAAAATGGCACTCTATCCACCACTCGACGCTTGCATCAAGTGGCACGATAGAGTGCCGTCTGCTTCTTCCCTATTCAACTTAGTCTTAATATACCATACTCTAGCCAGGAATGCAACTTTCCGTTGATCTCACACATGGGAACTTTCCCAATAGTCATTGTTGACCGGGAACGACGAGTAAAGTGCTGCACAGTTTTTGGCGCTCAGAATTCCGGGCCTACTTGGAAAACACCCCCCGCCCTCTAAAGGCGGTTACATTTCGTTGTATAATGTAACCACTTTTTTAATATTCTGCCAGTTTTCAGAACTTTTTGGCTGTTTTTCGAAAATTCCAGGCGGGAGAACGCCAGAAGCGAAGGCGAAGCACATTCCCCCCTTCCTCCCCTATCTCCTCCAAACTCCTCCCAAGTGAAGCGCGTGCGCCCCGTCTGTGCTGGAAGCTCTTCCCCTTCTTTCTCTCTGCTCTGGCCATGGTATGCCTGCCCTTCCTGGGCCTATGATGACGCATGGCGGGATGGTATAGGGCTTGCGTGGGTGCTGGGTGTGCCCTTATATGTCAGCGGCCGTCCTGTGGCCTCCTGTGGGCCTCTGAGGGGCGCTGGCGGTGGTGGGCAGGATGCCCCGGCCCGCCTCTTCTCCGCCTGTCTGTGTGGGCGCTGGAGTGCCTGCGTGGGAATGTGTCGGAAGGGCTTCAGCGTCGGCGCTGCCCTAGCGGGCCCGCCGTGATCGGTGGCGCTGGTGTTTGTCGGTGGCCTGCGCAAAAAGGCATACAAAGAGACGTGTCCGCACTCCTCGTCCTGGGGGTGTGGCGGTCATGGTGCGGCGCTGTTCCTCGTGTGGTGGTCAGGTGTGAAGCGGCATACATACGAGCCGCGCCGCTGGCGCTCTCGTATCTCCTCGCGGTGGCCGTGGTGCGCTTGTGGCAGGGGCTGGCGCTCTCTGTGGTCCCTCTCTCCTCTGCTCCCTGCTAGTGGGAGGGCCGGGAAACTGGCGGCCGCTATGCGTCGGCGGCGTCCTGGTGGTGGCCCGGCTGGCGCTCGTCCTCGTCCGGGACATATTCCAGGATGTCGCCGGGCTGGCAGTGTAGGAGGCTGCACAGCGTGGCGATGCTGCCAACGTTTACCGATGTATTTCCCTCCCTGATTCGCTGGAGTGTGCTTTGCGGAAGCAGTTTGTCCTTATAGATGCGGTATGAGCTGATCCCCGCACGTTTCAGTGCATCCAGCACGTCCACCCGATACCGGATATACCCCACGATATTCCCTCCCCTCTTGGCCTGTCTAGGGCCGTTTTTCTGGCTTCTATTCTACACCTTTTGGAGTTGACATATTGTACAAAAAACATACTCCACTTTTGGTTTATTTTATCGGGACATAAACCTAATAAGGTCTTGACTATAATCCTTAAAAGGTGTATATTATAACCATAGAGAGGAGGACAACAAAAGACAGCGAATCACCCCGCCGGGGTCAGCGGCGAGAACCTTGACAACCGAATACAATCCCCGGTATAATGGAAAAGCGAGGTGAGAGAAATGAGCAACGAGGAAAAGATTTTGCAGTTGCTGGAAGCACAGCAAGAAGAATTCTGCAAGATTAACAGTAGACTGGATGGAGTCGAGTCCCGTCTTAACGGCATGGATTCCCGTCTGGAGGGAATCGAATCCCGACTTGACAAGCTGGAAGAGAGCGCGGAAATCACCCGTGCAAGCGTAAACAGCCTGCTGGAGTGGGCGGATCACGTGAGTAACGCTATCAGTTTTCCGCTCCCGAAGGTGGAGTAAAAGTACATGAAAACAGGCAGAGGACCGGGAAATCATTCCCGGTCCTCTTTTTTCGCTCTGGCCGGTCGAGCGCATCGGCACCGGCCCATAAAACCAAAAACCAACATACGAGAGGAGAACGCATCATGAAAACAATGAACGCCACGGCAACCATCAGCGAAGCTCTGAACGGTCTGGACGCCCTGAAAGCTCGGGTAACCGTCTACGTCCCCGCCACGGTGGGAACATCTGACGCCGCAGACAACGCCCGCGAGGTCGACTCCGTCGCAGCCGCCCTGTCTGCCTGGTTTGGCGGTGCTACTATCCAGCCGGGGGCCGGCTGCTGGATGTCTGAGACCTGCGGTCTCATTAAGGAGGACACAACAACGATCTATGCCGCCTGTACCGCTGAACATCTGGCGGAGAAGATCGGGGACGTGCTGGAGCTCTGCCGGAATCTCAAAGTAGAGATGAAGCAAGAAGCAATCGCTCTTCAGCTCGACGGTGTTCCGGGCTCCAGCGGCCTGTATTTCATCTGAACGGGACAGGGGCGGCTCCAACCGCCCCCACCACCAAAATTCACCATAACAGGAGGAAAACCCTATGGACGGCTATACAAGCTATCTCTCCGACTTCCAGCCCGCGCCGGAATACTCCAGAGAAGTCCTGTACCCCCACGCTGGCTCGCCCCTGTACCAGCAACTACGAGCACGCGGAATCCTTCCGGAGACAGAGCGCATAGGCGGGAAGGTCCTCGACGGCACCGCCGCCCGCACCTACCGGACAGAGGGCGGCGGGATCGCGGAGACCCTGGAGGACCTCAGCGGCGCGGTGGTCCTGGTCATCATCCCGCCGGAACAGGCGGATAACTACCGCCGCTATTCGCCGCCGCTCCCCCTCTGGGCCTGGTTGGCTGGCTGAACACCTGAGCGACCCACAGTCCGCCCCGGAGGTCACGATCCCAATAGGAGGAAAACCCCATATGCACGCATTTTCCGAATACCTCGCCGCCGTCGCCGGCGCGGAGAGCCTGGACGCCTTGGACGCCATCGCTGAGGACGCCGCCAACAGCGACGAGCTGACGAATGCAGAGTATGAGGCGGTCTATGCCGCCGCCCTGAGCCGGGCCCAGGACTGGGCCCCGGCCAACTGAACAGGAGGAAAAGCCCATGAATCACAAGACCTTAAAAGATACCGTCATCGTCTGGGACATGGCGTGCAAGCGCCCCACCCCCACAGGGGCGCAGATCGCCGAAAAAGCCGATGCCTTCTATCCGCCGGAACAGCGGGAGAAGGACCTGAAAGCCATCCGTACGCAGGTCGCCCGATTGGGCGAGATCATCGGATATCACTCTGAATGGGAGGAGCCCCTATGAAGAACCGCCAATCTCTTTCCGCCGCCATCGTGGCCACCGTGAAGCCCCTGGAGAGCCTGTACCCCTCCGCCATCTCCGCCAGAGAGGCGGAGGCCATGGAACGGGGCAGAATCGAGCACGCCGCCGGCGTCGCCTGCCGCATGAACCTCCGGACATTCCGGATCGAGTATTACCGGGAGGATACCGGTGAGATCGTCAGCTCTCACATTTAGACTGAACAGCCCCGGGCCCTGGGCGGTGAGCCTGAATCGCCGCACCCCATACACCACGAAGCCAATCAAACACAATGAGGAGGTTAATTTGAATATGAAAACGCTATTTGAACGGCAGGTCTCCGAAGCCTGTGCGGAGCTGCGGAAGATCAAGACCCAAAGGGACTTCTACCGGATTGTAAACGAGGTGAACAACAAATACGGATGCGATGTAGCGAACGCTGCCCGGGAGGCCGTTGGTTGCTACAACTCCGCGCAATATGAGACGGAGAGTAAACTAAATCTCCCCATGAACATGCAGGAAATGACCCTTGAACAGATTCTCAACCTCTGGGATAATACCGGCGCCGCCTCCTATTCTAAGGAATTGGCAACTGTTCGCGGCTGGCTGATGGACGAGATCAAAAAAAGAAATCCCTGCGGATTTGATGCGTGGCTTGACCAAGACGCCTCGGAGGATCAGGACTTGCGCCGATTTGTGACAGTCAACACAATGTGCTTGGGCTGCTCCCTCTGGCGCACTGACTGCGCCGGAACAGAACAGCAGGTTTGGACCGGCTGCGTTCGCCGGAGATGAAAGGAGGCCGCCTGAACATGGTGACCATCACCAGAAGCGAGTTTGAGAAGCTCCCCCGGGATTATAAGGAGCCTTGGCACGACTACTGGGGCGACCATCCGGAATGGCTGGGCCGCTGGACGGCGTTCCTTCCCGGCCACGGGACCACTCTTTTTATTGAGGGCGTATCCTTCGAGATCATCAATGATAAGATCGACTGAATGGGACAAAACTTGATATCTGTGCATAATCAAAACAACCACGAAGTCAGAAACGGGGTGAACATAATATGGGCGAAAACGCTTATCATGCTTCGGGCTGGCCTGCGCTTTATGAAAACTGGGATATCCGAGACTTTCTGGCGTCCTACATACGGCAGTCCCCGGAACAGGCGGAGCAGAACAGAATCTGGAGCCAGATGCAGGCCCTTCGACTATCCATCCCAGATGTCGTAATGGGAGCCGTCGATGCTGCGCGGGTCCATCATGGATCTTTGAGCCGCTGGGCAGCGGCGAGGATCGTGAATCAGATCCTGAAGGAGCACCACAAGGAAATGAGTAACAAAGCAAGAGCTCAATGGAAACGGAGCAGGATTTTAGAATCCGCTAGTACCGGATATTTGATAGGAGATAACGGCAAATGAAGACAGAACAGATTCTGGCAGGGGTCAACGCTGCCGCTCAACACCTGAGCGAAGACGAGAAAAAGGCTTTTGACTATGTGGTTTCCAACCAGCTGAAAAAGGGCACCTTCGGCGGCATGGGGGATATTCTGGGCGCCCTGGTAGTCAATCTGCGGGAAAATCTCCGGAACGAAGAGGCGAAACGGAGCGGAAGGACGGGGCAAAAGCGGGCTCTGGAGCGGATCGCCAAAAGCCGAGTCGGATCCAAGCGGGATTATATGAATGGAACTTTCACCAGTCAGGACGGCGCTCGCGCTGTCTGTGACGGATACCGGGCTGTACGGATCACAAACGAGGCCGCAGCCATGCCGGCGGACGCCGTGGAAAGGGCCGTGGAGCCGCTGAATATCTGCGCCTGCTATGAATCGAAAGCCACCCTTACCCCCTGCTCCATCGTTCCGAATCCGCAGAAGCTGCGTGCCATGATCCGGGAGGCCCGGGGAAAGTATCACGGGCGCCCGGGAAAAAAGAACACCTTCTGCGCCTGCTACCAGTTGGAGAGTGACACTGGAAAAAAAGCAATTGTCAATGCTGAATATCTGGTGGACATGCTGGAAGGCCTTCCCGGGGCATCTGTGCAGATTGGAAACCACAATTCCGTACAGTTTTATAGCCCTGATGGGGATGGAATTTTATGCGGACTTAGAGACACCGCGCTGACCACCCCCGGCACATTTCGCCTGAACTTCTAAAAATGATATGGAGGAAAAAAGAATGGATTTCACAATTGAGCAACTGTATCTTCTGCTTGATGCCTTGGGTGCTTATGAGGGGCAGTACGCAGACACCGCCAGCACGTGGAGAGGAAATGATCCATTTTCTGTCTCTGCCCGTGAAGGCGCAAAAAACCGGCTCGAAAGAATCCGCCATCTGAAGGCCCAGATTCTGGCGCAGATCAACAAGTGACGAACACCAAAGGCCGGGGAACTTTCCCCGGCCTTTGGTGTGCTTTTAGCTATCGCTTTCCCCCGTCTCCGTGTCTGGTACATACTCCAGCAGATCTCCAGGCTGACAAGAAAGCATTTCACAAAGTCGCGCAAGTTTCTCCTGCGACACCAAATCACCACGCCGAATCTGTTGTATGACACTTTCCGCAAGAACTTTCTCCCTCCGGAGCCGATAGGTGCTCCAGCCACGCTCTTTTAAGGCCTCCAGCACGTCGATCTTATAGTTAATCCCCGGATGCTTCGGCAAAGGATTTGTTGTCCGTTTATGGATGGCCCGACTTGCATTTTCATTTCTGGTAATCCATCGGCAATTCTCCTCAATCCGTCCATCAAATCACCGTCCCATCTTGAAAAACAACTTTTGTCCCGCTGTCTCGCGCCATTGTTTCATCTATGGCCCGGTTGATAAACGCCGTGGCGCTCTCTCCCATGGCCTCCGCGTGAGCCTGGACAACGCTGCGTCGCTCCGGCGTCATGCGGACCTTGACCTCTACAAAATCGGACATGTATTTTTTATGGGCCCGCTTTTGGGCCTCGCTGACAGGCTTTTTCTTCTCCAATCAAAACGCCTCCCTTCTGCAAATCAATTATGCCAGAAAATCGAGAATACGACCATAGAAAAATCGCACAAAATACGCCCATATATTTGTACATTTCTTCTCTTGATATATACGACTATATATAATATAATACGACCATAGAGAGAACCAAACCACGAAGCCAATACACGGAGGAAACCCATGGAAAACCTGATTTACTGGGCCGTGGTCCTCACCGGGGCGGGCAGCCTGACGAGCGCCCTGTTCCGGCTGGTGGAGACCATCGAGCGCCCCGGCGGCAGACGGGAGGCACCCCGCCGGCCCGGATTCCATCAGAAATCCATATAACACAATCAGTCGGAGGAGAACGATCAATGAAAGTTTATGTCACTGTAGAGCGGGTTCTTTCCCGTGGATATACTGTCGAAGTCAAAGACCCGTCCGAGGTCGAAGAAGCCGCAGAAGCCCTCATGGATCATCTCATGGAGCATCCAGAGGAGATGGAGGACAGCGGCGAGAACTGGGATTATGCCGTGAGCGATGAAGAAGGCCGGGACCTGATCCCTTGGTCTCGCTGAGAAGTGATGAAGGAGGACCTACCATGAATAGAAACGAAATTGCACGTGCAGTCATGGCTGATGCCTGGAACCTGTATAGAGCCACTGTCGCGGAAGAACCTGCTGCTGCAAACCGGGCCACTTTCACCTTCTGCCTCCGCTTCGCCTGGGAGCGGGAGCCCTCCCGCTATGCCTCCAAAATCCGCAAGAGCTGGGAAGAGATGGGAGCTGCCCGTCAGTTGGATGCCTGCCGGAGAATGGCTTTTGCGGCCGCCGGAACCTATGCCGCCAAAACCAGCGGGTATGTGGACTTCAACCGATTGGACCCGGAGGACCTGGCCTCCGATACCTGGATCATTATGCAAGAGCGCGTAGACACGCTGGAGGCCGTACAGGCGGCCCGGAACTGCCGGGGACAGTTGCCCCTTCCCCTGGGAGTTCTGCTTCACAGAGCAGCCGCGGAAGCCCTGCGGCGTGCCATCCGGCGAACGGACAATGACGAGATCGGGGGCGAAGCATACGACACTGCCACCCGCGCTGCTGAGTCTCTCCAGAATACGGCAGACAGCGTGATGATCCGCGAGGCACTGGAGAGCATTCGTGAGCCCGAACAGCGGGCAGTACTTGAGTTGCTGATCGCTGGCCTGACCGTTCGAGAGATTGCCGTGGCGGTGAACCGGAGTAAGAGTTCTGTCCAGCGGATGATCGACAGTATCCGCACCGCCATCGCGGCCCGCTTGGCTGCTTGAACAGGAAGCAGACATCCGCGGCGGATACCCGGAGGCGAGTCTTCCGCAATCAGTCCATGAAATTCTGAGCGGCGTATACGTATATTACTGTACTGTGAAATATACTTACGCCGGAGAATGTCAAATCGATTTTCATTGATCCCTAATTTTGTGGTATAATCAGCACAACAGAATAGCAACTCAATATCGGCCCAAACCGGGCCCTCCCCTGCCAAACCATTCGGCAGGAGGGGGCCCGGATTTATTTTTTCTCGTGGGACAATCCTCCAAAATGTTGCCTATACAGATTGAAAACAACAAAAAAGCCGAAAAACGGCTTAGCAAAACAACATATTTGGGAGGATCTGAAAATGTCTGCTGTAAACTTCGCCACCATGGAAAATTTCCCACTGTATGTTCTGAATAGCACCACCTGCCCCGTATGCCCCTCCTGCGGTACTCCCTGGGACAATGACAACGGCGATACCTGCCTTGAGTGCGGATATCAGGGAGAACCGGAGGAAGCCTACGATCCCTTCGAGGACGCATACAATTCCCGCGCCCTATCTGCTGCCGCCGAGACCGTAAACGACGAGCTGGCCTTCTTCCGCGTCAGCGTCCGAAGTGGCTATTATTTCGGTATGCAGTTCTATGTGGAAGAGCCGGAGTTGAGCCCGGCAGAACTGGACAATGAGGGATGCCGGTACAACTGGGACATGTGCCGCTCCGTGGCAATCCGCCGGAGAAATGCGGAGATCCGCAAAGTGAACCGCTGGCTGGAAAGGACAGCCAGAGAATACGGCATGATGAAGCTCGTATGTGTGGGCCACTTCTCCAACGGGGAATGCCTGTATCAGAAGGCGGACAGCCGCGCCGCCGTACTGAAGGCCGTTTCCTGCGGGATCCCCCAGCATATCCCGGCGGACGCGGGACAAATCGCCTGAAATGTGCATACCACAATCAGAAAGCAGAGTAAACTTTCAAAAAATCTTACGATTTTGCAAAGTACACTTTCAAAAATCCAAGAAACTGAAATTGAACTTAAGAGAATCACAATTTGACTTTCAAAAGTCAACAGAAATATGAAGGAGATCTGAAATGAACATCACCGTGAAGATCAACGAAGAGAAGAACGGCGTGGAGCTTCACTTCCCCGCCATGCCATCCCCTGAAATCCTGGACCGCCTGCGTGCTGATCGGGCATGGAGATACCATCGTGTGGGTAAATACTGGTACGCCCGCCGCACCCCTGCTACGCTGGCCTTTGCGGAAGCGTTGGAGGCTGGGGAAGCCATTCCCCTATCCGCGGATAGCCCCCAGGCGGAAAAGCCCGCTAAGAGCCAGAGAAAGCCCTCCTACGAGATGAAGTATCTGTTCTCCGGATATCGGGATGCGAACGGGACCTACTATAAGGGCAGCTGGCGGCTGTGTGACGGCTTCGCTGATGGAAAGCGTGCCTATCAGATCGAGTTCTCCGGTGACACCTACGGAAATCTCCCCCTCCCAGCCGGTGCGGAGTTCATCAACAACTCCGATTCCATGACCGATTACTTCGAAAGGTCCAGCTGGTTCATCTCCCCAGACTGTCCGGACTTTCTAGGCGTCCTGGAGGCTTGGGAGAAACAGGAGGAACACGACCGCAAACGCTTCGAGAAGCTGGACGCCCGACGTGGCGTGAAGAATGACCGGGAGTCCCGCATCGCCTACAAGCAGCGCCTGGGCCTGAACAGAGCGGACGCAGCGGCCTCCGTGGACCGGGAGGACGAGGACAAGCGCCGGAAAGAAGCTGAACGGTTTGCCTATGTGTCCGAGGCTCGCCGACTGGCGGAACTTTTCGTGAGCGCCCGGGCAGAAAGCAATGGGCACGCCTTGGAAAATGCCAAAGCGCAGATGCTGAAAAGTATTTCCGCTTATCAGGATTCCAAGCGTGAAGAGCGCCTAGACAGCCAGCGGAAAACCGCCCTCCGCATGGTGGAGACGGCCCGACAGCGTGGAAACTGTATCGAGCTGGACGGAATCGCCTTTGTCATGGACAGCAGCAGTTTTACGGAGCTGTTCAGCGGCCGGTGCGGAATGGAGTATACATTGAACGCCGTGGACACCATTTCCGGGGCCAGGATTTACAGCGGAACCTTTGACAGTGCCGAGGCACGAAAACGAAAAATCATTGACATCCTACGGGACAAAACCATGGACAGCGAGGCCCGCCGGGACCTGGCATCAATCGGAACGGAGGCCGTAAATGTCTAATTCGGAATACACCTACAAGCAGGCAGTCGAAGAACTCCAGCGCCACGGGATCCTCCGTTACAGCGCGGAAAAGGCCCTGGATATGGCAGCCAGAAAAACCGCCGCTTGGATCTTCTTCGGCGGTGGATCGTGCTGCAAAGTGCGCTTCCTCCGCCTGGGGGACCGCGGGAGCAGTGAGGCGTTTTCTCTGGAATTTGAGGAAATCAGCGGGACATCCAGTGTTTTTCCCGTCTATCTCAGATAGAGAACCAAACAAAACCACGGGAGGAAAATAACAAATGAAGTCTTTTACATACCTGGGCCTGACCTTTGAACCCGTCCGCAATACAACGCCCAAGGAGAGCGAAAACCTCTCCGCCTATATCGCCCCCTACGCAGAAGGCCCCGGCAATTTCAACTATGATGATTTCTACAAGGCCGCCGGCGCCAGTTGCGTGGACATTTACCGCCTGAATGGGGATCTTGTGATGCCCTGCGGCGCCACGCTGATGAAGTTTCGAGACCCGGACTTGCCGGAGCACTACTGCCGGGAGATGAATCGGCTTCTCCCAGCCTCCTGCTCCGCTTCATTCTCCATGCTGTTATCCGTCATGGACGAAACCGGGAAAGAGGGATTCTACCCTACCCCTGCGGACCTGGCAACTGAAATGGCCCAGGAGATCGACGTGGAGACCTGCTACCACATTCTGGAGCCGTCCGCCGGAAAAGGAGATCTGGCAGAGGCTATCCGCAAGCGCGGGAAGTTCCGCAGAGGCAGTGCCAACATGGACATCGACTGCATCGAGATCAACCCTGACCTCCGGGCCATTCTGAAGGAGAAGGGATTCCGGGTAGTGCATGATGATTTTCTGACATTCGACACCTTCAAGCAGTATGACGCGATCCTTATGAACCCGCCCTTCAAGGATGGGGACCGGCACCTGATGAAAGCCCTGGATCTGGCGAGCGAGAACGGCGGCCAGGTGGTGTGCCTGCTGAACGCCGAGACCCTGCGCAACCCCTGCACCAACTACAGAAAAGAGCTAAAAAAGCGCCTGGACGAACGCGACGCCAAGATCGTTTACTTCCAGGACCGGTTCGCCGCGGCAGAGCGGAAAGCCGATGTCACCGTTGCCATGGTCTCCGTGAAGTTTCCCCCTGTCCAGCGCCGCAGCGACTTCTACGACCGTATGGAGAAGGCGGATGAACAGGCTCACGCCCGCCCCGTGGACGATGTGGAGGACCTGGCTCCAGCCGACTTTATCGAGCGGATCTGCCGCCAATTTCGTATTGAAGTTTCCGCCGGCATGGAGCTGATCCGCCAGTATGAGGCCCTGAAGCCCTATATCCTTCGGGAGATCCCGGATCCCGCCACCGGGAAAACGCCATACAGCAGCGGCCCTATACTGACCCTTGGAATCAGCAACAACTATTTAGCAGAGTCCATGCGCTATGACGGCGTGGTAAACCAGTACGTCCGCCTCACCCGCTACAAATACTGGCAGGCATTTTTCCAGAACGACGAGTTTACCAAGAACCTTACCAGCGACATGCGGAAGGAATGGGAGCACCGGATCGACGATCTCAGCAACTACGACTTCACCCCCTTCAACCTGAAGACCGTCCTGGTGGAGATGAACGCCCAGATCTTCCAGGGCGTGGAGGACTCTATTCTGAAGATTTTTGAGCAGTTGACGGCTCAGCACAGTTGGTATCCGGAGTGTCAGAACAACATCCATTACTACAACGGCTGGGCCCACAATAAGGCTCACAAGATTAACACGAAAGTGATTATCCCATCCTATGGTGTTTTCCCGGACTGGAAGTGGAGCAGTGACACCTTCCGCGTCCATGAGGCCTATAACCACCTGGCAGACATTGAGCGGTGCTTCAACTTCCTGGATGGCCATACCACGGCAGACATTGACCTTTATTCTGTTCTGAACGCCGCCAACGCCGCCGGACAGACTAAGAACATCCACTGCAAGTTCTTCGACGTGACCTTCTACAAAAAGGGCACCACTCACATTAAATTCACCAACCAGCGGCTGCTGGACAAGTTCAACATCTACTGCAGCCAGAAGAAGGGCTGGTTACCCCCCTTCTACGGAAAGCGCCGGTACGAGGACATGGGGGCCGAGGAAAAAGCCGTCGTTGACGATTTTCAGGGGAAAGAATCCTACGAGGAAGTTATGCGCAATCCTGCATACTACCTCCCTGATTCCGCTTCCCTGCTGTCCCTTCCATGCGCCGTATAAAAGGAAAATAAAGCGCCCCGGCAGACAGCCGGGGCGCTTAAATGCCATTGGAGAATCATTTCCCTTGTGTATGTGTTAAGAATAATTGAACCAGATAAGCACCATCTAATATAGCTCTATATCGTCATGATCCTCGCCGTCATAATTATTGTAATAATGGAACCCGTCTTCAAGCGGCTTGCCGCAGTCACAGCAAACATCCCAATATCCGTATTCCTCACTCTCCGATGTAACAGAAGATGGATGTGGGCATTTGCAGTAGCTGACTTCATCAATGGGTATTCCTTTAAAATGAAGCATTTTTTCATCTCCTTCAAGTATAATTCTTGAAATCTATCATGCAATCTCCCAAAAATCAAGTCAATTATCCCATCTATTGACTCCACCGTCAATGCAATTTTCCAAAATCCGTCGTTGATAATTTTCAGGGGGGGAGTTATGAGGTGGTGGTGAACGGGCCCAGATTCCCTGACAGATACTTCCCAGATACGCGCCCTCCCCGCCGCCGCCGAGGAAATTTCTTGTCCTCACAATAAAATCACGTTCTGTCCTGGCGGAAATTGTCTGAAACCGTATTGCGCCCCTATTTCTCCCGTGTTATGATCGTATTACAAATGGGAGGAGGAAATTTCCATGGCTCTGATCAAATGCCCTGAATGCGGAAAAGAAATCAGTGACAAAGCCCCGGCCTGTATCCACTGTGGCTATCCACTGAACCCGGTCCCCACATCATCTCCGACACCGTCCTCTTCTTCTGGAGAAACCCTGCAACAGGTGCTTCTGGACACAACCGCAGTACCTGTAAACAAGAAAATCCTGTGCATCAAGCTAGTCCGGGAGACAAATGGGATGGGACTTGCCGAGGCTAAGGATTTTGTTGAAAGCAACAATCCCGCCGCCGTGGTAAAAGACTATCTTACCATGACTGAGGCGGAAAAAATTGCCCAGAACTTCTTGAAAGCAGGCATAAACGTATACGTCTGTCCAATAGGGGTTTTAAGTGTGAAGAAAATCCCGGAGGTCAAGATCAGATGTCCGAAGTGCGGGTCTGCCGAGATCCACGCTGGTCCCCGCGGATTCAGCTTTGTAACCGGCTTCATCGGCAGTGGGAAAACCGTTATCACCTGTCTGCACTGCGGCCACAAGTGGAAACCTGGGAAATGAAAAGGAGCGGTGCGAGTGCACCGCTCCCTTCTTTTGCCTCTCAAAACATGCACCCATTTTGGTACATATCCGAATTTTTCTGCATAATTTCATAAAAAGGCATTGACTTTTTGCACGAGCAATAATATACTTATTGCAGGAGCAGAAAGTGGGGTGAAATAATGTCTCCTAAAATCGGCCGCCCTCACAAGGACATCACCAAAAATGTCAATCTTGGGCTCCGTATCACGCAAGAAACCGCTGATAAGCTCCAAGAATGTTCATATATCCTGAAAATATCAAGAACGGAAGTTATTGAAAAAGGGATCAACCTTGTGTATGAGGGCCTAAAAAAATAGAAACAGCCCGGCTCCCTCGACAAGAAACGGACTGCTTCTATTTGCACCAGAGGTTTCCCAACTGGTAAATCTACTCTACCATACAGGAACCTCAATTTCAAGTGAAAGAGGTCCTGAAAATGCAGGAAAAGAAAATCGAAATTGAAAACGCCAAATGTTCCCTCAGCAAGATAGTATCTACCTTTTCCCTGATTCTGGAGGACATAATGGAAGATCAGAGCAGCTCCGGCGGCGAAGAGGTAGTATTCTGTAACCGGATGGAAAAGATATACATCCCCGCCCTGGACCTGATTCTCTGTGCCACCAGCGATCTCCTTGGGAGAATGTGAGGGGGCGTCCCCATGAATGGCCTGATAACCTTCAACAGCTCCGAATTCGGTGAAATCCGTACCGTGGAGATGGATGGACAGCCCTGGTTCGTCGGAAAAGATGTGGCTGCTGCCCTTGGGTACAAAGATACAGTCAACGCTATCAAATCCCATGTTGATGAAGAGGACAAAAGAGGGGGGTGGCAAATCACCACCCCCTCCGGAACGCAGGAAATGACCGTTATCAACGAATCCGGACTCTATTCCCTGGTACTGTCCAGCAAGCTCCCCGGAGCAAAGCGGTTCAAGCGGTGGGTGACGGGCGAAGTTCTCCCCTCCATCCGCAGGAGCGGTCTCTACGCCACGGAAAAGACTGTGGACGCCATACTGGCGGACCCGGACGTGGGTATCCGGCTCCTCACCAGCTTGAAAGAAGAGCGGGTCCGTCGGCAGCAGCTGGAATCCCAGGCCCGGGAGAACGCCCCAAAGGTGCTGTTTCACGATGCTGTGGGCACCTCCGATGATACCATCCTGATCCGGGATCTGGCGAAGCTACTTGCCCAGAACGGCGTCCCTAATATGGGCGGCACCCGTCTTTTCAGCTGGCTCCGGGACAATGGCTACCTCTGCAAGGAGGGAAAGAGCCGCAATCTCCCCACCCAGCGGTCCATGGAAATGGGCCTGTTCCGTGTCCGTGAGAGCGTGCGCATCCAGAATGGGGAGTCTGTCACCGACCAGACCACCCGTGTTACCGGAAAGGGGCAGCAGTATTTCATAAAGAAGTTTCTGGGGGGCAGGGGGTGAACCCTGCCCCTCCCCTTCTTCTCCCACCTCCCAAAAAGTTTGCCTTTTCCCGGGACAGCGGGTAAAATAAAAGCATAATGAAAGTGAAGGGAGTTGAAACCACATGACAAGAGAAACACAGCGGTTCATGGAAGTTTCGGCACTTTACTTGCGGGATTGCAGAATCACAGCGTCGAAAACAACCATCGACAATAGAAGCCGTACTCTGTCCATGTTTTTGAAAAGCCTGGATGAAAACGGTGACGATCCTGATGTGCTGGGCGTCATGAACTGGAAGTCCGGCATGGCGGAGCGGGGCTTGAAGAAGTCCTCCATGCGCCAGTATTTGTCCGAACTGCATGAATTCTTCAGATGGGCTGTCGAGCATGGCTTTTACGACTCCAATCCGGTGAAGCGGTCCGATATTCCGAAGAGCAGGCAGCAGCCATACCACCTCATGAGCGAAGATCAGATGCTGCGGCTCCTGGAACACCGGCGCCCAAACCATGGCGTAGAAAAGACGTGGCTCAGAAACCGGGCAATCGTGGTGATGTTCATTACCACATCTGTTCGGAACAGCGAGCTCTTGGATCTGGTGGAAAGCGACTTGGACTGGGAGAATCATCAGATCTACATCCGCAGCGGAAAGGGAGACAAAGATAGGTTTGTACCCTTCCCCAAGATTGCGCAGGCCGCGATACGCGAATATCTGGCAGCCGGCTACCGCCCGAAAGAGGTCGGACCGGATGCGGCCCTGTTCGGCTATGTGGATGAAAAAAGCGGGCGGTGGAAACCGTTTGCCAGCCGGATCATCGTCTCCAAAATCGTGAACAGCTATGTACACGGCATGATTCCAGAGTATGAAGCAAACGTAAGAAGCCACGCCTTGCGGCACATTGGCGCATCCCTGCTGCTGACAAACGGGGAAAGCATGGAGCAGATCCAGCAGACGTTGGGGCATTCTGATATGAGAACCACCAAAATTTACGCGGCTCGCCTCCGGCCTGACAAAACCCATGTTGAGACCGCAAACCGTATTTGGGAGGAGATTGCCTATCAGACCCGGCTCAGCGAAAAAGAGGCCGAACGGCTTCAGGAGAAAATGCCTCAGGATGCCACCGTGTCCGGGCTTTCTGCCACGTCAGGTGCGGATCTCGAAATCCAGGAGGGCAGAGAAGCGGCTCTCCGGAATCAGGGGCAGCCGCCTCTGGAAAAAGTCAGGCATACATTCGACGGAACCAGAAACCTATTTGGTGACACATTGATGTGATAGAATCGAAAGGAGAAACTGTGTAAATGGGAATCACAAAGAGAAATATGGACGGGAACTTCTTCCAGGGGAAGACCATTGACGCGGATGCTGCGGCCAAGATGCAGGTCCTGAAGAAAGCGTTGGATTCCTTAAGGGCCTCCTCGTTCCTGAAGGAGTATGAGGTCCAGGATGCCCCCAACAATCCGACTGCGCAGATCATTCTCACATTCCCGGCGGTTATCACGTTCCGGGGAGACATGAAGGGCCTTCTTCCCTCCATGCTCAATCTTGCGGACAGCTATGTGATCATGACATCTGAGAACCAGATCCGTGTCACCCTGATGATCACGAATTATTGGAAGGAGTGATGCCGGATCATGCTTGTGACCAACTCTGTAAAAAAGCGGTATACCGTTTCGGTTTTTGGCCATGGCCCCAACGACTATCGGTGCAGCTCCATCATCCAGTGTGAATGCTCCAGTACGGAAGAAGCAAATCTTCTCGCCCAGTCCAGAGCACGCGAAATGCAGGAGCGGCATCCGGATTTGACGGACATTGAATATCAGGTGCAGGAAGTGGAGGGATGATCCTTGAATGCGCAGGAAGAAGCCATGCAGATATGGAAGTACCTGGAACCTATGGTAGAAAGGAAAATTCGGAATGCGATGGCCTCCGCTGTCAGACGTAAGAACTTTGAAGTAGCGGCGGCGCCGAACGGCACAACAATTGGTGTAAGAGAACCCGGAAGCTCCAAAGTAATCAATATTCCCTATGTGGCTGCTCTTGAAAATGTCACAGTAGGTTCTACTGTGCAATGTGAGTGGACCTATAACATGACCAATCTAATCGCCACGGCCCACGGAAATGGACTGTAAGCAGAAGATTTCCATAGAGAATAAAGGAAAACATCCGCAGAGGGATCTCCTCTGCGGATGTTTTATTTAATGTCAGACCAGCATTTTCGCATTCACCCATTGGTTGTAGCCGATGCGCCCCCAGATGTTATCCCGCAGCTCATATACCGTCACAACATCTCCCGGCTTCAGATACCGCACAATATTGGTCTTCTCCCCCAATGGAGGAAATCCAGGATCTGATCGGACCGGCACCACCGGATTCTCCGCCCGAACTCTCATCCGAATAGAGATTCCCTGCATCAGCAGATCAAAATTGGAGGGGCCCTCAGGAGCCTTGCCCCGCTTCTCCCTCTGAAACGCCAGAAGATACAAGTACGCTCTATCATTTCGCCCCGGAACCATCCATTGTGACCGTAGAAAAGCCGAGCATTTCCATCCATCGCAGAACAGGAAAATCGTATGGCACTTCTCCTCCAGTAGAATTTCTTCTGCCTTCCTAAGAGATATTCCGCCAAGATCGCCGCTTTTCCTGGAGCGGCCGCTTCCATTTATGGAACTTAGAAAAATCGGATTTCCGCTTTGATTGAATCCGACCATGGAAAGGCCTTTTTGCTTCTCCCAGTAATCTTCAGGCTCTTTATGGAAAAAATCGTAGGTGTCCGGCGGGTTTGTATCTCCGTCCAGCAGCAGACAGCGGAGCGGAGCCACCCAGTTTTTCCGCTGTTGTCCATGCGCATCCAGGTGCGAACCGTATCGGAGGGCCCCGGCATCGTCAATGTAGATGCCGGGGCCATACAGCGGACTCCCCTTCAGATACGTCCCATCCAAGATGATGCCGGATTTTGGAACCATATCATGGGTGAATGGAACGAGTGAGATCATGCGCTGGAATTTCGTCTTGGCACGCACTTTCGACAGCGGCAGATCCCTTCCATTCAGGTACAGGCCAAATCTCCATTTTTGGTTCGGGAGCTCCTCTTTGATGACTCTGCCGTCCATGCGTGAAACCCCTGTTAATCCTTTCCCAGATGCTTTGCCAGCCGCTTCATCATCGTACACAGTTTCTGAACTGTGACGGGTTGTGACAGCATCAGATCTCCATCTGCATTGCCCCGCAGAATGCCATTCTCCAGTGCCCAGGCCACGCCTTCCTTGTGGGCGGAGGACGGTATGTTATCAACCGATGCTTCCTGATATCCGGGCCAGCCGGACACCACGACCTCCTTGCCGGATCGGTTATCCCACCTGGATCGGCTGGATCGTACATCCACATGGGTAAAGGACTGATAAACACCGATACCGCCGGAATTGGGCTGCAGATACTCGGCGTACTGCGCTACCTCCAGCGGCGTTGCCCCCTTCACCACGATATCTGCGGCCGTGCCTTTAACATGTTGACTGTTGGTGGCACCCCCAACCTGCTTATTGTAGGTGGATGTCCGATATCCGCTGTTGATGATCACCTGATCCCCAAAGTGGTCCCGTATCTTCTGCAGCAGATTCACCAACTCCTCAGAGATCAGCACGGTGTCGGATCCGTCGTTGCAGGCGAACTCCTTTACTCGGAAATTGGTAGACAGATAGGTGCTGCCATCCTTTTTTGCGGAATAGGTTTTGACGCCCATGGGCAGTTCCTCCTTTTTCAGAAATACCAAGATATAGTCGTGAATCTTCCGGTCACTATCAGAGATCAGCTCATTTCCCCGGAACCAGCAGGAGGAAGAACCGCCTCCATCCAGCATCACGGCGCTGTCCCATCCGGCGGCCGCCAGGTCATCCCGCAGCGCCTCCGGCGTACGGGCCATGCTCCCGCCGTCCCGGGTGCAGTACAGGGACAGCCGGTCCCCTTTGATGCCGATTACCGAGCGTCCCCGCTTGCCTCCTTGCCCGGAGTCATAGGTCAGTTTTGACAGCGGCTTGCTAGATACGATCAGTGGCGTACAGGCGATATAATCGCGCCGTGCCGGGTCCGGCAGCGAGTCCATGAAAATATCTGGCCCGTCGTCCCAGGCGTAGCCCATCACACTGTAATCAGGATTGCAGAGCACAGTCCCGTCTACTTTGAGATGGCACACCGGCGCAAAGGTCCTCGTATTGTACAGCGTCCCGTTTAGGATGTAGTCCGCGCCGGTCTCCGCCTGGATTTGAGGCAGAGACCGGCGGGCGGAATTGACATAGATCTGAATGCGCTCGATGCTGGAAAGCGGGACGGTGACTGCCAGATGGTCAGCCATCGCTACCACTCCCCATTTGTTTAAATACCTGATTAACGCCAGTTGCGGCCAAACCGCTGACAATGCCCACAGCCGCTGCGGTGATGTAGTCCGTGGCCGGGAAGTCCGGCATGAGGAACATACCCGCGACCCCCAGCACTGCGCCGCAGACGCCACAGATGATAGGAATAAACTTGCTGTCCAGAGAGGAGGCCTTGACGCCCTGACCGATCAGCAGGCAGATGACGGTAATTGCCGCCACGCCGGTGATGCCAAGAGAGGAAATGTCCATCTCAGTCCGCCTCCGTCAGCACATCGCCCCGCAGGCGGTATTTCCGCCCGGCAATGTACACATAGGCAGTTTCCTGCCCCATGTCCACGTCCACAGTGCGGCCGTTCACCACATGAACCTTTTCCAGGCAGCCAACGCCGTGATCCATCAGGCCCCAGCCGTTGGCCTCGTCCGGCGTTTCCCCTGCCCGGGTCTCCAGCAGTTCCTGGGCGGAGAACAGATTTCTGGTGGGGTCGAGCTGGAGTCCGCAGCCCAGATCCTTCAGCGCCTGATTGGTCTCGTCCAGGGGCTTGTCCCCTCTGGTGTAGTCATGCAGGATTTCCTCAAGGTTTTTCATGGTATGTATCTCCTTTCAATTTCCGGGACATTCCCCGGTTGATTACAAGTTGTTGACTGCCAATACGAGCAAAGCAATGACCAGTGCGGTCCCAAGGGACGTGGCAACGCCTACGATCACTTTGTCCTTGATGTCGCGTAGCCGCCTGCCGGGCTGCTCCTGAATCTCGTCCAGGCGCTCCACCAGAGCGTCCAGTTTTCCTATCAGTTTGTTCATTGTGTCCACCAGTGTCTTAATCTGCTCCGTCTGCAGGACGTTGTCTCGCTCCAGTTTTCCAAGGCGGTCAAAAATCTCTGCGTGGGTATCGTGCGCTCGGTCCAGTTCCCTCTGTAGGCTCTGGACCCGGGCGTCGCAGACACACTCCCGCTCCGGGTTCTGTGCGCATTGAGCCATTGGAATCACCCCCCTAAATTACCCGATATCGGGGCCTTTCGCCGCCGGCCACGGCGTAGCGCATCCAGTCAAACACTGGGATAAACACCAGGCACAGTCCCCACCAGATGGCTGCAAATTGCGGGCAGATCTGGCCCCAGAGATTACCCCAGAGGTCAGAATAATCCCACACGCCCAGCCCTAGCCAGACGTTGAGGATCAGCCCGGCAATCAGCTCCGTCGCCGTCACCAGGACTGCGCACCCTGCCGCCTGCATCCACAGGGGCACATCCCAGGGCATCTCCGCCCCGGCTCGCTCGATGGGAATGCAGAGGATGGCCGCCAGCACCAGCATGGTCCAGCTGATCCGCTCTGGCTCTCCCCGTGCAGTTTTATAGGCCACCTCCAACAGAAAGTACGCCGCGCCGCCCCAGGTCCACATCAGCACGGACAGCACCCAGCACCCCGACCGACTCATGCGTCCGCCCCCACGCTGTCGTAGTCCACCACAATGGCTTCTAAGGCCTCCATGTTCTCCGCGTCTCGCATCGCCACTTCCTGAGTCTGCTGGTACGTCACAAGGGCTGTGACGCGGGCGTCAATGGCAAAGGCCAAGGCGCTCAGTTCCTCCAGTGTCCACGCTTTGCACACCTCTCCAGTGGAGTTCCAGGTCAGGGTGTACGGTGTGGATGTCTGCTGGGCCATGGAGGCCGCCATAAGCTTGCTGGTAAACTGTTGCTGCTTTTCAGCGGTGATAGCATAATACTCACCGTCTGTCCATTGCAGCGGATGGGCTTCCAGGTAATCCGCCAGATCCGCCTTGGACTTTGCGATCCTAGCCTCTTTGGCAACCTCCAGCTCTTCTGACGGGCTGGGGGCCGGGTGTGCCGTATTCCAGGTATTAAGCGCCTCCTGGTTCACGGTGTATTCAGTCATGACATTTTTCTCAAATGTTGGGAAGATAAAACCCTTTGCCTCATAAAAAGTGGCTAGGTCCAGCTCATCCGGAACCATGGCGCAGCCATCCGGCAGTGCAGATAAGGCCCCCTCCTGGATCATATAGCTCCCGCCGGGGGAAGGACTCGTGTGTATAATTCTCATACGCATACCTCCTGATTCATTAAAAAAATAGAGAGAAGGATTGATTATGTATTTGGGCTATGTCAGAGTCAGCACGGGAAAACAGACGGTCGAAAACCAGATGTTCGCTATCGAGGATTTTTGCGCCCACCAAAATCCGCCGATCCACATTGATGACTGGATCATTGAGACCGCAAGCGGCATGAAACATTTTGACAAGCGCAAACTCGGCAAAAAACTCCAAAGCGTCACAAGCGACGACACCATCATCTCCACCGAGATCACCCGCCTGGGCCGGAGCCTCCTCATGATCTTCAGCATCATGGCGTATTGCCTGGGCAAGGGGTGCGGGATCTGGACGATCAAAGAGGGCTGGCGCCTGGGCGATAACCTCACCAGCAAAGTCCTCGCGTTTGCCTTTGGCTTGGCTGCAGAGATTGAGCGGGCGCTGATCTCGGAGCGGACGCGGGACGCTCTGGCCCGAAAGCGGGCGGAGGGCATCCAGTTGGGCCGCCCAAAAGGAGCACTTGGCAAGCACACCAAACTCACAGGTAAGGAAAACGTGATTCAAACCCTGCTGGACCTGGGAAACAGCTATGCGTCCATCGCCCGCGCCCTGAAGGTCGACCGCTCCACACTTGTCCGGTTTTGCGACGCCCGTGGGATAAAACGGTCCGTAGATTGCAACGATTTGGCGAGCTGACAAAATCTGTTGCAGAATACAAAACCCTTTTTCCGCACGCTGGCCTGCTTTTGGGCGGGCCGGCGTCTCTTTCTCCGCTGCTCACCCCGGCATTTATTCGTTCGATTTTCTGCCTAAGCTGATTTTCGTGTTTGCATATTATGAAAATCCGGACCCAGGAGGGAGCTCTGCCCGGTATATCCCTCTCGGAAATGGGATCGAAAATCACGACGAAGATGCCTGTCTGTGCGTATTGGATACAAGCAAAATCGGCACGGACTATACTGCCGGATTTGGCCTTGGGTATATACATTCCGCAAATAGTCTATGGGCAAAGAAATCACCTGACGGAAAAACGATATCTTGGTATAACACATACAATTCCAGGCTGGGGCCTGAGATGTATCAGTTTAACACCTCTGGGTGGGAGTTTTTCTTCGGTGCTATCGGATAATCGTTCGATTTTGTGCCTACCTTAATTTGGCTGTTTGGGGCCGGGTTCGGAGATATGTTGTGGAATTCTCAGGCACTTGCTAACAAGAGCATCATTTCCCCCGGAGACCTCACAGCTGCCTTCCAAAAATATCCGTTTCCCTTCACCGAAGGTTATCAAAGCGGCGGCGGGTCTTATCCGTATGAGTATGTTTTGGAGCACTATGCCGCCTTCCAAAATAACACGCTGAGATGGTACACCTCTTACACGCAGAAGAGCGGGAATAGCCAGCCTGTTGAGATGGACAGCGCTGCATATCAGCTCAATGCTGCGGGGACCGAATATGGATGGATCGCATTTGGGTAGGCGTTGTATCTCGCTCAGCCGAAAGCAATGTACACGTATGTCACACCCTGCAAATTTTCCTGAAACATCGCACCTGACGAAGAGTTGTTACTATACCAACTAAATTGCAGTTCTTCTATGTTGAACCTCAGATCAGCCTCTGTATCAGATTTCGGGCCATTGAGGGACACCTCTTGGCTTATTTGACCATTTTGCCAGAGGAAACCTGCACCACTATCACCGCCCCAACCGCCTCTTGCCTGTGTCTGCTGAACGACAACTAACTTGGGCGAAAAATCGAACGTTAAACTGCACGGATGATCGGGTCCATAAGTGCCAGTCCCGACGTAGGATCCGGTAACGATATGCACCTGATCACTTAGCTGGCTCGAAGGGACGGTGATCTTAGAGCCGGCCTTATTGACCAGCTGTCCGCTACTGTTCAGGAAGACTCCGCTTGCAATACTTTGAATGATTCCGGGTAAATTGTCCTTAATTTGCTGGTCATCCGCCTGCAGTGACTGACAAATGGCATTCAGCTCCGCCGCGTTCAGGGCGGGCGGCCCGCCGTTCTGCCAGTTGGGGGATACATACTTTCCATTTTGGATCGGCATAATGATACGCTCCTTCCATGTGTTGGACTCCATTAGCCCGGGAAGCGGAATTTTAGTGTTTGCTCGTTACAGAAACAGGAGAAGTTGTACACACTGCCCTCTGGTCCCGAAAAAAAGTAAAAGGGGCTGCGCGGATTTGATCCGCGCAGCCCCAAATGGCTCTTCTTCCCGGCCATTTCCGGAAAGGTCTCTATATTTGCTTATTTGTATTATAGCATATCTGTGGCCTGATTGTATACTGTTTTTTTACGATCCAGATACTTTTACGAATCCGTGGACTCCTCCCCGGGAAGTGGCGTAATCGTCGCCTCCGGAAAGTCCTGTACGGACGTACACTGAATTGTCATCTCACCGGTCCCCGCAAGAGGCCTGGAAAAACCCGTCACCAAATGGCGCTCGGTGGGGGCGCCTGGCTTATCCGGTCGCCGCACCTGGATCAAACTGTTCTCCGCAATATGAAAGATTTGGGACGAGGAGATAGACACGGATTTCTGAATGATGGAGTTGCGCTTCAGAAGATATGCCGCATACTGTTTGCACTGCTCCACTGCGTAATATCCCGTCGCCTCCTCTCTCTTGGTTCGCCTGCCAAGAGAACTGAAGATGTTGGTGTCGGAGCGCGGATCCATATTGGTCGCCCGCCCCATGGGGATGGAGCCGTTTTGCAACGCCTGCCCCTCCACAATAATATCGTTGTATACACTGGTGATCTTTGGAGAATAGGTCGCCCCCAGGAACTCCCTTGTAGAGGGTGTGAATGTCCACAAAATGGGCTTTTCGATGTCTAGAATATCATCGTCTCCGGCGTCAACTCGTAGGTGTCCCGTCTGGTCATAGCCGATCCACGCCACAAGCATGGTTGCCATCTCCAAAAGGATGTCCGCATAGCACCCGCCCATGGACTCACATCGGTAGGTATAAGGTGTCAGCAGCACAGAGATGGTCTCCCCGCTCTCCAGAGTCACCGTCTTGTCGTTCCAGTAGTCGGAGAAAATTGGCGGAACTCGGTCCAGCGGATATCCGTTTCCCCGGTCCAGCGCCAGAATGGACGCCACCGTTTTTAGGATGTTTGTGTTCACCGGAACCTCATAGATTCCCTCCAGATTCCCAAAAAGTGTTCCGTCCAGATATGCCCATTTATCCAAAAGGTTGTACACCACGGTCTTCCGATTCGGCTGGAACGTCTCTTGCGGATCACTGACATAAAAGACGCCCTGAGGCAGGTAGAATTCTTCCCCATTGGAGAGCAGGATCCCTTCCATCAACCGGAGCTGCTGCCCGAACCAGACTTTGTTGACGGAGAATTCGTATGTGCTGTCAAGATTCGATAGCAGCACAGACGCTTTTCTTCTCTGTCCGTTCTGCAGGTTGACCTCCAATGTTCCATCCTGAATAAATGCACCGCTCCTCCGGTTTTTGTGGTTATTGTCTAGGCTGAATGCCACGGATCCGTCTGGCTGTAAGAAATCCAGGCGCACCAGCTTCTGAAACGGCCTTTGGATCTCCCGCAGGTACATCTCCCACTTTTGGGACTCTGAGGCCCGGTTATCAATGACGGTAACCGTCACCGTATTGCTCTTAACTGTAGAGATGGACTGGTGCAGCGTATTGGTGGCGATAACATAGTATTCCGCCGCCCCGATCTGCACGGTGCTGGGGATATATTTTGGCTCTACTGCTCCTGGGATCTCGGAAAAATCTTCATCCTTGGCCCCTTTCCTGTACCATTGATAGGTAATCGTCCCTCCGTCTGCCACCGTGGCGCTTCCATCCAGGGCCCGTGCGGCTGCGGCATATTGGTACGTTGCCGGGTCAAGCGGAAATCGGAACGACGGAACCTGCGCGGCTGTCACCGTGATAACCGCCGTCCGAGAGATGCTTTCTTCTGTATCCGTCCCAACCGTATTGACTGCGGCCGCCCGGTATTGGAAGGTCCCCGCCGTTCCGGTGGGCGGCGTGTAGCTGTTTCCGGTCGCCCCTGGGATATTGCTCCAAATGCCTCCGGACAACTCCTGCCAGTAGATTGTAACGGTTCCCCGTTCTGCGTATGCCTGTGCAAAAAGTGCCTGGGCCGGATCATTCTGGATGTACGCAGCGCTCTTCGGCTCCGCGGCGAATACTGGCGGGGATGCCCCATAAACGGTGACGGTCGCCGTCTCGCTGGTGGCGCTCTCCTGCGATGTGCCAACCGTATTTGTGGCAACGACATAGTATACAAAAACGCCCTTTTCCTCTGTGCCCGGGGCGTACTGGGACGCTGTCCCAGTCGGAATTGGCTGTCCGTTGCAGTACCACTGATAAGAGATCGTGCCCCGTTCCGCGGTCGCGGTGCCGTCCAGGGCAGACGCAGCGTCTCCCACATCGTACTCCGCCCCGGTCAGCGTACAGGTGAATGTGGGGACCTCCGCACCATACACCGTTACAGTGACAGTGTTGCTCCGGGTGCTGGCGGTATCCGAGTCTACTGTGTTGGTTGCCGTCACATAGTATTCCCGGCTCCCCACCTCGTCTGTCGGCGGCGTGTAGGCGGCGCCGTCGGCCCCGTCGATGGGCTCCCCGTCCGCATACCACTGGTACGAGATAGTCCCGTGAGGGGCCATTGCCGTTCCGTCCAGGGCTACCGCGGCATCACCGCAGTTATACACCGCCCCCTGCAATGCCGCCGCGAACATCGGCTGCTGCGCCCCGTAGACCTCGATGGCCGCCGCGTTGCTGGTGGCACTCTTCTGGTCGGAGCCAAGGGTGCTTGTGGCGATGACCCGGTAGTACACCACCCCCGCCTGGGAGGCCGGCGGCGTGTAGGCCGCTCCCGTCGCTCCGGTGATGTTTGCCCATGACGTGCCGTTGGCGCTGGACTGCCACTGATATGTGATAGAACCTCCGTCTGTGACGGTTGCAGTTCCGTTCAGCGGTGGGATGGTCTGCCCGATCCCGTATACGACAGATGGCAATTCTGCCTGGAAAACAGGCGTCTGCGCACTGGTGATCACCGCGTTCCCTCCTTCCCATCCGGAGGAGGAAAGGCCTTATGCCTCTTCCTCCTCCGGCCCACAGGTCTCTTCATCTTGCCCGTCTCCCAAATCGACGGACGGATCCTCCTCCGCATCCTCAAACGGCACATCTACCACATCCTCGATCCGAAGGATATGCTTGTTCGTTTTTCGGAACTGGGTCCATCCGCACAGCCAGTATTTGTCGGTCTCCCCGGTAATCTCATACCGCCCAAAGTCCATCACTAGGATCCTCTTGGATGCCTGTTCCACTTTCCGGTTTCGCTTTGCCGCCATGGCTTTCTTCTCCTTTCAATCTCAGATCCCCGCAGGGATCACAATTCCATCCGCCTGTGTCTGAATAAGGGATACATCCTCCGCGCTTCCAACCTCTGCCCAGGGGATCTGGACGGTCACGCTCTGCTCTGCCTGCGCATCGTTCATGGTCATGATAATGGCGCTGGATGTTGCCACCTGCATGAAGTTTCCCTTTCGGTCCTTCAGGAACTTCGGTCGCGTGTCCAGAGACAGGGCCATAATCTCCTGCGCCAGTCCCGCGCTGTCTATATACCGGTTCTCGATCTGGTCCACCCGGCCGATCAGCGCCGTCAGAGTTCCACTCCTGTAGTTTGCGGTGTCCATCTGGATCGTCGGATACGGCGTGAAGTTTTTCAGGATCGTGGGGGTGCTGTTGTTGGAGTACGCTCCGGAGGACACGTTGTTCGCAAATACATACTCCTCCTGCACGTGGAAAATGGCGGGGTCCTCCGCGTCAGCCTCACACACCAGCAGTGTCCAGTTCCAGAATACCGGCTTTACCATGGGGGAGACAATGGGCTGGGCGATATAGGTCTCCTCGCCCTGGGGGAACAGGTAGTATTGGAACTCCGCTTGGTTTGCAAATCCATAGTCGATCAGTCCAATGTCGTTCAGCGGAACAGAGGCCACCGGACGAAGCCTGCTCTCCCCAGACAGCAGGCGGTAGAGCGCCAGTCCCACAATCGTCTCTGTGGGAGACTGCAGGTTTCCCGCCTCCAGGTTCCCATTGAATCCCGCCAGAAGGAGCGTTCCGCTTCCATACTCTGGCGAGAAACTGGCATCCGTCATAAGCCGCTGGAGCTGCTCCGCGCTGAAGCTCCCGGACACGACCCACAAAAATTCGAACGTTCCGGGCCCGTACAGGGTCAGCCCCGTCATGGTGAACTGCTGGTATCTGGCGGGCCCGCCGAACCTCTGGAGAACCATTCCCGTGGAATAGGGGAACAGGTCCTCTGCCGGGTACAGAGCCTCCGCCGGATACGGCCCTCCGTCGCTGTACATCTGGGACATCCACACAGAGTCCGGCAGGATGGCAATGGTCCAGATATCTCCGGGCGTAAGGTGTCCCTCCGCCCTATAGAGGATGCTTCCATTCAGGTTGACGGAGATCCCGTCGCCGTCATAGGCGACGAAAATGCTGTCCTGCAGGCCGTCAATCTGCAAAAGGGTCCCGGTCACAGCCCCAATCTGCACCCGCAGCGCCGCGCTCCATGGGCTTTCAAACCGCATGGACGCACCATTCACCTTGTCCCATGTGACAGAGGAGCCGGATGGGAGCGTCAGTTTTCCGTCCGAGATTTCATAATCTCCCTGCGCCTCTCCGGGAATATAATGGATGGACGGCCAGGACACCAGAAGCCCATCCTGTACGCCCTGCATCCGGCAGGCCTGGATCACACCGGTAATGGCGGATGTCTCATAGGCAACGGAAAAATCCACCCATCCCGTATCCGCCTTCACGCCATTCTCCGTCTCGCAGATGCACCGGATGGTGTAGGTCTGCCCAGTGAAAAAACCGTCATAGGAAAACTGGATGTCTTCTGTACCATAGATATTTCCGGAATCCCGTAGGGGGGCATCTTCCTCTCCCTTGACCGCCAGAAGCCAGCGGAACCAGTTGAGCGTGTCCCCCTGCTCCTGGCTATATGCTGCCGAGAACGTATTCACGCGGATAGGAAGCGGGTTTTGAATGGTATCCATCATCAGCGTTGGCTCTGATCTGGTGATAAAGTAGCTCGGCTGTACCTGCTGGACAGAGTCATCCTCGCTCCACCACTGGGTGATCAGCATCTTATATCCATTGGCATAGCCATTAGAAAGCCCTGTGAGCGCAGATACCGCAATGGTTGCCGAAAAACGCTGCGTATTTCCGGTGAAGGTCGTTCCGAAAAACGGGGTCTCCAACTCCACTTTTCCGCTGTCATATACCTGTGTGGAATCTGTGTCGTTCTGCTGAATGACGATTTGGTATGCGGTCATGGCGGATGCTCCTTCTACCTGCCATGACACCTCCATATCCTTTGTCGCATCGACCGTTCCGTTTCCTAGTCCAGAGAACGAAGAGGGCGTGATGTTCGTAGGTCTGTAAAGTGCCATTCCTTGTATCCCCCTTTCAGTATCTTTCCGTGTGAAGCGGCAGAATGGAAAGGATTTCAGACAGCGGACGGCTTGCCATATCGCTCCCGATTTTCACGCCGTTGATGATGTAGTTGACATCGTGTCGGTCCGTGCTGGATACGGCGCCTGCCGTCATTCCAGATAGGCCGTCTACCCGGTCAGAAGTCCCAAACAGCAGGCCAAGGGACTTTACAAAGGATTGGAACCGAGCATTCCGCTCCGGCGTTAGGATCATAGCTGTGGTTTTTGGATCCAGCACCATCTCGCGCTGAGCGGTGTCCTTCATCATAATGCCCCGTCCAACGGCTATGCCGCCGGAGTCGTAGGACCTTTTCACCTTGTCCGGATCTATATAAAGGCCGCTGTCTCCAACCGGCACTTTTTCTCCGGAGCTCATTGCTTGGTCAAACGCATCATGAATTGCGTTATCAAATTCATCCCGGCTCCCGTAGCCTCCATGGCTGGCGGAAGAACCTCCCCCGCCGGAAGAACCGCCTCCCGAAGAAGACCCGCCGCTACCGGCTCCCCACTTGTTGTAGGCGTCCATGATCATGTCCCAGGCGTCTTCTTGGCTGGTTCCGCGGTCATTTCCGCCCTGTGCGTCGATCTTATATCCACGGCGGTTCCAGAGCTCCTGCGCTTCATCCAGATTTCCATTTTTCGCTGCATTGATGGCTGCTACAAGATAATCTGTCGCAGAGTCATACCTGCCGCCAAGTGTCAAGCCTCCGCTGCCGACTCCTCCCAGAATGCCGCCATTTAGCCCGTCGACTCCTGAAACAGGTCCGGTGTTGATCGTCATGCCGATGTAATTTGCCAGCCCATCCAGCATGTCCGTCACACTGCTGATGGCGTTCTGCATAGCTGGAGCCCCCACGTCGGCGATCTCCTGCAAGATTTCTGCAATATCCTCTGACGGCTGCTCAATGGAGTCTTTGATGGCCTCCCATTGGTCCTCAAAGGCATCATATTCCGCCTCGATCATTGCCTTCTGCGCTTCCAGAGCGTCGATCACTGCATTATAGGCAAGCTCCTTTTCATACTCGGCCAGATCGTCTTTTGCTGCCTGCAGTGCATCTTCGGCGCTCTGTACATTGGAGGCGTCGGCCACCCATTTCCAACTTCCATCCTCTTGGATCTGACGGATGGTCCGTTCGTTCCTGGCGTTGGCTAGGTCCTCCATGGCCTTTTGTACAGCCAGCCTTTTTTCCTCCAGAGTGAGCTGTTCGTTCTCCTCTTCCTTTCTTTTCTTGAGGGCGTCGATTTGGTCATCTATGGCGGCAAGCTGTTCATCCCGCACTTGCTGTGCTTTTTCTAACAGGCCGTCAACATAATCCTCCAGCTCTTTCCATGCCGCCTCCTGCCGCTCCTCAAGCAGCTGGTTGATATCCTGATTGATTTTCCAGTATTCGGCCGCCAGCGCGTTGATATCGGTCTGATCCGCACCGATTGTCCGCATGTAGTCAATTTGAGCAAGAAGCGCATCTTGGATCTGCCGCATCTTGTCAATTTGGTCTTCCGTAGAGTCCCCCCGGGCCTCCATCAAATCCAATTCCGACTTGCGGAGCTCCACGATGGCTTTCAGCCGCTCAAGCTCAGCATCTGTTTCAGAAGAAGACTTGCTGCCAGAGCTTCCGGAACCGCTGGAGGATGAAGAGTTCCCGCTTCCCCGCGTGGGCTCTTCTTCCACAGGTTCCGGGAACAGGTCTTCCATTACCTTTTGCCAGTACGCCGCCTGAGCCTCTGCCTCGTCCATGCCTTTCATGCGCATGGTCTTCATAAAGCCCCGGTACTGATCGTTGGCAGTGTTTCCATTGGCCCCCAGCATACTGCTGGCAATTCCCGCCGCAGCCGCCAGCTGGCGCAGGGCAGAGATCTTTTGCGTCACATTCAGTTCTGTGTTATTGAAGGCGATGGCCTGCGCTACCAGTTCGTAGAGTTCCTCCCGGGCAATTCCGGCAGCATCCGCCTCGTCTCCCAGATCGTGGATCAGCCGGGTGATGGGAGCCATGGAATCCGATGTGGCCGCCGTCATCTGGGCGGTCACCCGCACGACATCCTCCTCTGCGCCAAACATCTGCACCAGCCGGAGGTAAAGGTCCTTCTGAGTATCATTGAAGCGGAGCCCCTGGTCCGCTGCCTCAGCCAACATCAAATAGTAGTCCGTCAGCTGCTCGGTGACATCGTTGATTTGTTCTTCGGTTTCTTCGTAATCCTTCAGGGCGTCTGCGTCCCCGGCCCGGATCTCCGACTGCTTCTGCTTCAGCTCCTCCAGGGTGTCAATCAGGTACTGGACCTTGTTGGCCTGTTCATAAATTGGAAGACCTAGGCTGTCCACGGTATAGCTATCGGTTTGTGTGATCTCACCGAAAGTCAGATCGAATTTCTGCTGATTCAGTTCCTTCAGGTCTTCATTGAGGGCCGCCAGTTTCTTCCGATAGATGTCAATTGCCGTCTCGCTGGCGCCCTTCGCTTCCAGATCTGCGATTTTACCTTCGATTTCAGAAATCTGCGTGTTGGTCTCGTCGATTTCCTCGTTCAGTTCCTCCACGCTTACGGTCAGGGAATCAATTACTTTCCCAACCGCAAAGATAACAAGTCCAGCGGAAACAGCCCAGAACAAGGGGCTTTTCAGCATTGCGCCTGTGAGAAGCTGTAAAGCCGCTGCGGCATCTTTCCCCCCGGTGATGATTCCCTCCAGAAGCATGAGAAATCCGCTGGAGACGGCAGCCGTTTTTGCGGCTGTAAATGCACTGGAAAGCAGACTGAAAGCCACCGTCAACGCGCCAATCTGAATAATCAGGCGTCCCATATCGGAATCCGCCACTGTGAGAAGTGTGGTCCCGAAAGAAATCAGATCCTTTATGAAGTCCTCGATACCAAAGGATGCCACAAAATTTGTCCAGGCAGAATTCAGCTGGTTCAGCCTGGCTTCCCAGCTGTCCATATAAATCCCGAACTCCTTGTCCGCGCTTCCCGCGGCGCCCGCAAAGTCCTGTACCATGGACTCGTACATATCGAAGTTCTGGATCAGGGCCATCAACTGGTTTGACCGGAGCTTGCCGCCCAAGTCGCTCACCAGGTCGTTCAGGTCCACTTCACTGAGCAGGCCTTTCTCCCACTGCATCGCCATATCACCGATGACTTCCATGGGATTGCGCAGTTTCTCAACACCGTCCACGGTCTCCCGAGTGGCAATGTTGAACTTTTGCAGGGCATCTGTCATTGCCTGGATTTCTTCCGCTGTCCATGCCTCGTCGCTGTCTGGATCAATGGCAATCTCCGTGTTGCCCGTGATGTTCAAGATCAGTGCCCGCAGCGCCCGGGCGGCCTCGCTGCCGCTCCTCTGGGTTACGGCGGTAATGGTGCCGATAGCTGCGGTCAGTTCGCTGATGTCGATGTTGGCGGAGGCGGCAACGCTGGACACAATCCCCAGGCCCTCAGCAATCTTCTGCACGTCAGTAGCATACTTGTTGCCGATCTCGTTTGCACCATCCAGCACAGCGGACAGCGCCTCTACGCTGCCCTTGTATTTGTAGGCAGCGTCCACAGAGAGCAGGAATTGGTTGGCAGTCTCCTTTTCCACATCGCCCACTACCTGCGTTTTCAGTGAAAGTTGGCCCAGCGAGTCCGCCAATTCAGCATATCCGGCTTTTGAGAATTCTGATACAGAATTAAGATAGTTGCTGGCTGTGGTTCCGTAGGATGCGGCCACCTTATAGGCGTTGCTGGAAAGCCGCTCCATCTCGTCTGCCGTGGCCCCAGTGACCTTCTGGATCGTCACCAATTCTGTGTCCACGTCTTTCATCTCACGGATGGCCTTTGTGAATTGCCGGATGGGGGTATAGATCAGGGTGGTAACGGCCGCCCACTTCGCCACTTTTATTATCAGATTTGAGAATGTATCTCCTGTCCTTACCGCTGCATTATTGACAGAGGTAACTCCCTTCTCCATGGAGTATGTGGCGCCAGTGGCTTTATCCACGGCAAATGTGTAATTTCTGAAGGATCCATCCGCATTCCGAACAGTGGCCGTATAAGTCTGAAATACCTGCGTACCAGCCTTTGTGATGCCCGTAGCTTTCACTTGGGCGTTTGACATTCCGGTCAGCGACTGGACATAGCGCGTCATCCCTGCAACACCGTTTGCTATGCTGGTGTTCAAAGTGCCGACATAGTCCCCGACCCTGGAAAACACAGAGTTGAAGTAGGCCGCAGAGTCTTTCGCGCTCTTCACTGCCCCACCAATGCCAACCATAGCATTGATCCGGCTTTGGAGTCCTGTGGTGGAAGTTCCGGACGCGGTACTGGAAGTCCGCATAGCAAGACGGTCATAGGCCGCAGCCATCCGTTCCGCCAGCAGTGCCCTTTGCTGCTCAATCTGAGCTGTCCGTTGCTCTGCCTGTAGGGTCTTCTGTACCTGCGACGCAGTTTGCTCAGCCGCCTTTCTCGCGTTCTCCGCCGCGGTGGCTGTCTTTTCCCGCTGAAGGGTGATCTGCTTTTCTAGGTTCGCCTGCTGCGCTTGCGCCTGCGCAGTCTTTGCCTGAGCGGACGCGAGCTTTGCTTGAGCCTGTAGCGCTTTTGTTACATTGGAGTTGATCTTTTCCAGCCCGGCTGTGTCGACTTTCAGGGAAACCGTCTTCCCCTGTAGTTGTTTCACCAAGGAGTCTACCTGGGTTAGAGTAGCTACTGCCTTATTATCTTCCAGCCTTACGCGGATCACCACATTTTCCATGTGTCAGGTCCCCTCCATCTCATGTCCCAGGGCGGTCAAGCCCTGCCGCAGTTCCCGTTCCACGGTCCCGTCTCGTATGACTTCCCGCTCTGTGGCTTTGTTGAATGGCCGTGGACCGGGCGAAGCATAGTCATATCCGTCTCCGCTCTCTACCACCGGGGTCAGGAATCTATCCGGAGCTCCAACAGGACGCCAGTACCCATCATCTCTGGTCAGGTTCTGCACTGTCAGCGTCATCGTCCCGCTGTCCACGGCCGCATCGTAGTTTCGCATGTCCCCCAAGCCGCCGTCCTGATACCGCCGTTTGTAGACCCGCGGCGTATAGGTCCCATATACCTTGTCATAGACCTGGGTCTGCATCTCCTCTTTCACCGCCGGGGCAACATGGGTCAACAGCACGGTCTCCACGTCGGCCTGGAGCTTTTCTCGAAGTCGCATATATTCATCCATTACGCTCATGCTGTACATCTCCTCACCCGACGTTCTACGGGAGGTATAGAACTGCAACGCATATCCTGCGGCGTACTTCTCTGCCTCCTGGTTTGGAAAAAGGGCCGGAAGGGAGCTCTCTCCCCTCCGGCCCCCATTGGCCCTTATCCCGGCCCGATTGCCGGGACGCATTTGAAATCCGATCAGGTGGAGGCCGACACAGAAACGTCCACCGTCACCGTCAGTTTCTCGTTGGTGGGAACGCTGATCGTCAGAGTGGTGTCTCCCTCCTGCAGTCCCTCAATCACACCGGCATCAGAGACGGACGCAGTTGCGGGCGTCTCCACCACGTACTTCAGGCTGGAGAGATTGGGCTGCACCTGAGACCCGTCAGGCATCACGAACTTGACCGGAACGGTCGCGCTCTCACCCTGGGTCAGGTTGATCTCGCCTCCCACCACGATCAGGCTCTCCACGGCCTGGGTGTTGTCCCCGATAGGAACCAGCACCATGTAGGCCAGCTTGGAGGAGCTGCCGGTGTCGCCGCACTGCAGTCCCATGGTACAGGCCTGGTCATAGGACAGGGCCGTGCCATTCATCACCGTGGTGGCCGGATTGGTCTGGTCGCCCACGGTGGAGACATCTCCGTTGAACTGCAGACGGGGAACCGTGATGTACAGATATCCCCACAGGCTGCCGTTCATGGCGTCCTCCACGCCGTCCTTGGTGTACACAGGCAGTTTCAGCAGCGCCCGCACCACGCTGGGGGCGAACATGGTGTTAACCGCCATGCCCTTGGCACTGGGGTTCTCCACGTAGTAGTGGACGCAGTAAGATTTCCCGCTCTCAGCGGTGAAGTCCTGGATCTCCTTCGTCTCGGGATTGATCATGTAAGACTTTCCGCTGGTGTTGATGGTGCAGACCACATCGCAGCCACCATAAGGGGCGACCGGCGTCTGCCCAACCGTCAAGGTGGTTCCGCTCTCCGCTGCGCACACCTCGTCCACCGGAACTACAGCGTTGTAGAACACGTTAGTGCCCACCTGAAGCGCCCGCCCCTCCAGAGAGAAGTCGGCGGCCGTCATCTCCAGGGTCAGGTTGGGGGTGTCGGGGATCTGGATCACCGCCGGATTTCCGATGCCGGCGTTGATAGCGCCCAGATTGATGGAGGACTTGATATTGTCCGTCTGGAGCTTGTTGGAATAATAGGTCAGGTCGTTTGTGGCGATGTCGAAGAACTTGGCCTCGTAGGTTCCCTTCACATACAGGTGGGGATTGTTCAGATTGACCATTTGATTTCACTCCTTTTATTTTGCTTCTACGGTCCCGTTCATCTGCTTCTGGAAGCTCGCCATGGGAATCAGGGCCTTGGAAAATCCCTTCTTCCGGTCAAACATCCAACTGGGCCACGGGTTTCCGTTTTTGTACTTGGCCCCGGATGCGGTTGCCAGATAGGCAAGCTGATATCCAAGGCCCCGGTCGATTGCCGCTTTCACCTTGTGGAACTTCCGAATGGTCCATCCGAAAACCTGTCCCACATCCACACCGCTCTGCACGGCCACGGAGTAGATCAAGTCCTCGAAATTCACATCCAGGTTGAGGCCGCCGGCCGCCTCCAAATCCCGTTCAGCGGCCTCCAGTTCCACGTTGTGCGCCTCGTCCGGAAGCTCTAAGCCGTTCTGCTGCGCCAGCAGGGGGCGCAGCTTTGCAAAGTCCCTGGAGGTAATGGTGATGACCTGTTCCCCCATATGAACCAGAACGGCCGCCAGCTTTGTCGGATCCTCTTCAGATACCTGAATCTCCAGAGGGAATGCCACGCTTCCGTCCGCCCTTTTCTCTTCTGGCAGCCGCAACGCCAGCGTCAAAAAGCGGATCGCCCGCGCGAACAGGCCCACGGGAGGCTCTCCGTGCTGAAGGTTCTCCATGTCCAGAGCGAAAAGCGCTTCCAGATAGCGCATACCAGCAAACTTCGCCGGCAGAGTCTTTTGGGATAGCGTAATCCCAGGTTTGGCGCTTTCAAATTTTTCAAAATCCTGCACCAATATAGGAAACAGCGTCAGGCCATTCCAGGCAATCGGGTCTCCCCTCACAATGGCCCTGCTGATCTCCGCTTTTGTCATTGGCAGCTCCTATTCCATCCATGTCAGGCCCATGGTCAGCCCACGTCCCACGTTGGTCCCCCGGTCTCCGATGGGCATGGACCCACAGTCTCCATGAGCCCGGCGGTTGAAGTAGAAGGTCCCGACACCGCCCATATTCACCCCATTCAGTGCCTCAATGATGCACTGCTCCATGGCAAAGGTCCTGGACAGGGCGATGGCGTTTCCCTCCGTCGTCACATTGGAGAGGATGTCAAACACCACCGACATCTCCACCTGCTGGGCGCCGGCCGCGATGGTCCTTCCCATGTAGACCATAATCCGTGTCTGGGCGTTCATCTGGCTCTGTGCCACATAGGACTGTGGAAACATGCGATACCCCTTCTCCGTGGGCGGATTCGCCGCCCGCTCCGGGAGATAGAGCAGTGACAGTTTCTCCTGCGCCGTCGGCATGGGATAGCTCAGCGGGTTCTCCTCGTCATAGAAGAGGTACTTCATCAGCCGGCAGCGGGCAAGGATGTTGTCATCCCGCGGCTCGTAACCAGGCAGGGGTAGGTCCATGAGATACTGGGCCACCTTCCTGGGGATTGCCTCGGCCCCAATCAGTTTTGGAGCTGTTATCATCCGCGTATAGGGATAGGTGTCAAGGCCGTCCTGACAGGTCATGGGTATCGCCTCCCCCGAAACGCTCCTTTGCCGTCTCATTGAGTTTCTTATTCAGCTTTTCGTTCCGCGCTTTCATCCGTCCGCCCTGGATGGCCAGCTCCAGCGCTTTCCGGCGGGTATCACCGGCGGTCTCCTTTACCGCCCCGGCCAGGTTGTCTGCCGTTTCAAGGGCGCCTTTTAGAACCTCCGGATCCGTCTGCATGGTCATCATCTGCGTCAGCCGCGTGCAGACATCGTTCTGCACGGACAGCAGGCTGTAGATCTCCGCGCCCAACCGCTTCTCAAAGTCCTTGTAGTCCGCCAGCAGCGCGTATGCGCGGTCCCGCACCTCACGATCTTTGCTGGATGCCTTCATGCGCTCGACCTGGGTCAGCAGGTTGGGATATCGGTCGTAGTCATTGGCAGACAGCATCATGCCCTTGTTGGGATCATACTGGCTGGTGATGTCCGGCCGTTTCAAATAAAAGTACAAAAGGACGAAGGCGGATGTCAGAGTCCGAACCAATGTGTCCTCCCGGTACATCGCGGGAAGTGGGATGCTGAAGGCATCATCTTTTTCCCCTGTATCCGCCTCCGCCTTTTCCACTGGAATACCCAGGTTCATTTTCTGAATGCAGGTCTGAGCCAGCACCTGGGCCATGGCTGCCTTATCCAGAATGGGAAGGTAGGTAGTCGCCCGCAGGATGTCCTCCTCCGTCAGTTCAACTTGTTCAACGCAATTGATGCTTTCAGCCATAATCTGAGTCTCCTTTCGACTTTTCAGGCTCAAAATCCATTCAGTGTGATCTCAGTGGAAACGTGCAGATCTCCGCTCTGCGCCGTGACGGTCAGTGGAACGTAAGATGGGTAATAGCACGTCACCGTCACAGTGCCATCTTCATTCTCCGTCATGCCGTAGCAGCTTTGATCCGGCCCTTCGGCGCTGTATGTCACAGGCGCGCCCGTCTCCTGTCCGCCCGTATAGACCGCTGCCCGTAGCGTCACGGACTGATACTGGGCAAGGCTCCTCGACGGTTGAGATGTGAAAAAAATAGCCGGCTCCCGGGACATTTCTCGGACGGAAAGCATAATCCTAGCAGAAATATCCGGGTTCTGCTCCAGCCTGCAGGCGATCTCCGTTGTCCCCGGTGCCACAGCTGTTGCCATTCCGTCAGGTCCGATCCGGACGATTCCATCATCTCCGCTTTCCCACAGGTAGCTTACAGGGTGATCTCCGTTCGGTCGCTTCCCGCAGCGCAGGGAGACAGCGGTCAGTTGCTGGGTCTGCCCCTGCAGCATGTCCAGCACCCCGGATATAGAAATCTCCCAGGAGAATGCCTTCGCGTCGGCAATCTGTCGCCCCATGTCATCGTTTTCCGTCGGCTCCTGCCGGTATATAGAAAAGTACATCAGGGTCACGGAGTCCGGATCATCCGTATAGTCCCGACTGGAATCGTTTAGCCCTGTCACCGTAAACGCGCTGGTTCCAAGAATGATGCGGGTGTTCTCGTGCAGATCCCGGCTGTTGGCATCACGGGCCATAATGCAGTTGTGGTAGTGCTTTGCCAGCACCGTACGCTCCCCATAGCTGTTGTCGGTGGCCTTTGCCGCCTCCTTGTCCCGCACAAAGGGGACGTACACCGGATTTCCGTAATAGTCCAGTTTCCCCCACACGGCATCGCAGCGGCGGATGATGCCGTTTGCCGCTGGGGACCCCAGGTCGTTGGGGTTGACGCAGAGCCATGTGTTTCCACCGAAAAAGAGCTTTACGCCCCTTGGCATGGCCTCCACATCGGGGTCCTCGAAGAATACCATCTTCCATCCCTCGTACATGTTGGAGCTCACGGCAGAGTTGTTGATCACGTCCTCCACCCGGATCCTGTACCATTGCAGCTCCATGGGGTTGTCCGGGTTCATCCCCTGAATCTGCGCTTCGTACAGGTTGTCCGCATACTGGGCCCGCTCCCGCAGAAAGGCGCGGGTGTTTGCCGCGAAATACGGTGTCTGGCGCCCCTGGGAGAGCGGAAGAGAGGCCGGGACAGGCGGAAGCCGACTGCCTACGGAAAGTCCGTTTTTCTGATAGTGTTCAAGGCCCATCCTGTCTCCCCTCCCCTCTCACTCAATAATCAGTTTCTTTGTCGGCGGCACTACATTCTGATATGCGATGCCCTGCATGTAGGACCGGATCTTTCCGTTGATCTGATACTTCAGATACTGCAGTCGCTCTGTGTCGGCGCGGGTCTGGGGGGCGGAGCTCGGCACATCAAAGCTCTTCCCCTTCGGTTTCGGCACCCGGTTCAGCCAGTCTCCGGCATAGCGGGATTCCCATATGTACTGGAGGCACAGCCCCAGAATTTCCTTCTCACTGTAGCTCAGCTCCACGGGAAACACGCCGTCCGTGTAGAAGTTGATGTCCAGCCGGTCCCATACCGCCTGCCCGTCCGGGACTGTGACAATCCCTGTTTCCGGGTCATAGGAAGTCCCCTCCACTGGGGCGGAGACTGGATTTCCGAATTTGTCGATCCGGATTACTTCCACGCTGCACAGCTCATATCCTAGCATCCCGGTCTTGACGGCCTGCTCCCCGGCCTCCTGCACAACGTAGGTGTAGGAGGCGTACTTTGGCTCCGTTCCGAAGAGCCGGGCCTTTTCCTCCGGCGGCTTTCCGAACATTGGAATGGCGTTTTTGAGGTAAAGGGCCATTTTTCGGAAAAACAGGGCCGGATCATTCGCCAGTTCTTCCGTCAGGCGGATGTCGTTGATCAGCACCATCCCGTAATCGCAAATGATTTCCGACCATGTTGTTCCCACTGTCCTCAGTCCTCGCTTTCTTCGTCCTGCTTGTTCATATCCTTGATGATGGCGGAAAACATCCCCTTCTTCCCCCCATCCTTCGACAGGTCGTTGAGCTTGATGATCAGATCTCGGTCCATGGCCCGCGGATCGCCATTCATGTAGGCATCCAGGAACCGTTTGGAAATCATCTGCTTATGGGCGTCGCATAGCCCGGGAAAGATTGTAAGCAGTTCGTCTCCCAGGTCCAGCAGTTTCATGAACGCCTTCCGGTCCAAGATCTCCCCCTCCCGGTAGTTCACGCCGTACAGCTCCATCTCCTCCTCCGTCAGCCCGGAGAGGACGATCAGCTGCCGGGTGTCCAGCAGATACCGGACGGGATTTGTCAAAAAGCGGCTCCACTCGGTCTTTGGCACCATAATGGTCCCGGTCTTTCCGGTGACCTGTCCATAGATGCCATTAGGCCCGAAGGTGGCAACGTTCTCGTCGGAACACTCGGACTGAAACCTCAGCGTCACCTTTTCGGTGTCCGCTGTCACCTGAACCACCTGGGGGCTCTGCATCCGCTCCATCATGGCCCGCATTTCTGCCATCTCTTGTTCCAGTTCTTTGATCCGTTTGTCCTTTTCGTCCTCATCCTCCTGCTCCTGCATGTCCTGTCCGTCAGCCTGATCCGGGATGTCTGCAAAAACGGTTTCTCCCTTCAGTTCGGGCTCCACATCGGAAAGGCTGGTGCCGTCATCCAGCATAACGTCTTCCGCCTTTACCTCCACGGTGGCAGGCTCAGTTTTCTTTCCTCTCGGCATGGTCTCTGTCTCCTTTCGGTTTTTGAGATTGATTCTGTACAGGCCCCCAGGTGCTGCCCCCGGGTAACGAACTGTCTGCCTGGTGGGGATGGGCGCCGGACGGTGCCGCATCCCAAAGTAAGGATGATGAATATATGTGCGGTAGATCTGGCTCAGACGCCGGTCATCACAGCCAGCTTGTCCGCAAACACGGGGGCAGCCGCCAGGGAAACCGTCACCGTCAGATCCAGGGTCATGTCCCCGGTGTCAGAGGGCGCGATATCCAGCGTGATCGGGGTTCCGTCCTCAAAGCACAGGTACACCGGCCGCTTGGACCCGGCGCCGGCGAACCAGATCACATTGTTGGGCAGCAGGTCCGTCACGGTGGTGTTCTGGGTGCCGGGCACCACCACGTTGTCCAGGGGCATCAGACGGGCGCCCAGATACTCGCCGATATAGCCGTACCGGGCCCACTCGGCGCCCAGCAGCTCCGTCAGGGCAGCATCCAGGTTTATGCTGGCACCGTTGGAGTTTCCGGCGGGCAGCACCTTCATCAAGGCCTCCAGATCGCCAAAGGCGATAACATCCCGGAAGGAGGACATCTTATGGACGGCCTTCACGGCCTTGACCCAGTTGGCGGAAGTGAAGGTGGTAAAGGTCGCGCCGGAGGGGATCATGCCGTTGCTCTGGGCCTTCACCATGGCGCCGTTCCAAAGGGCCACAATCTTGTTGGCCATACCGGCGTTGATGGAGTTCATCAGAGCACCCAGATCGGCGTTGTTGCCCACCATCTGATACCACTTCACGCTGGCACGGGCGGTCCGGGGCGTGGGGTTCAAAGTGATGGTCTTGGTGTAGTTATGGTTGGCGGGCTTGGACCGGCTGGCGCCCCAGCTGTCATCCTGGAACAGGAAGATGTCGTTGGAGCCCACGTCGATCTCATAGGTGGTTCCGATAGGCGTGCTCACGCTCTGGCACAGCCAGCTCAGGGCGTTGGACATCACAGCAGGCGCCGTGGGGGTCAGAATATCCCGGAAAATGCCGGCCAGTACCTTCAGGAAGGTCGCATCGGACAGGTACTTGCGCTGGGCCTTGTAGAACTCCTCATAGGTGGCAGGGGCATTCTCGCCGTTGCTCCGGGCAGACACCTCGGCGGCAAACAGCATCAGCCGCTCCTTGAAGTTCTTGTTGGTCACCGCGTACTGCTCCTCAGAGAGCTTGCACACGTACTCCCCGCCTTTTTTGCCCTCGGCGGCCCGCAGGGCGTTCACGCCCCGCCCGGCCCGCTCCACAGCCAGCAGACGGCCGCAGGCAATCAGATTCCCGCGGGCCACGCTGGTCTCGTCGCCGCTCATTCTGAAGATATTGGGGTTCAGATCAGACAGTTTGATGATCATGGATTCTCACTCCTCTCTATTTTCCATCAGCCTTCGGAGGCCGTGTCCGCCATGACCTGCTTTGCCACCACGTCGTAGTAGGTGAAGGAGGCCATGGGGCCCTCTGTGAAGGTGCCGGTTCCGACCAGCTCAAAATACGGAGCAGCGTCAGTGGTGGGGGCTGCTGCCGCCGGCACCAGCAGGCCGTTTGCGATGGTAAAGAACTTGTTGGTGGAGATCGCAGTGCTCAGGTTGCCGATGCCAAACCGGTAGATGTGCATCCCATCGAACACAATGTGGGTGAAAGTGCCGAACTCACCCTTGGGCAGCGCCAGGCCCAGGGTGTTGGCCCCCACCTTGAAGACGTTGTCATTGGCTCCGTCCTGGATCTGGTTCACCTGATAGGGGTTGCAGGCAAAAATGGGGGTGGTCACCAGGTCGGCGGCCGCGGCGGCCTCCATGTACCAGGTGTTGTCGTTGTTGATTCCGGTGTAACCCTCATTGGGCACCTGGGTCGTCCGCTTCACCAGGAATCCGGCGGAGCAGATCTCAGTCTCCTGGCTGGTGTTGTGGAAGATGCCGGTGATATTCTCCAGCATATTGAAGGGGCCGTTGGAGACCCGGACTTCAAACGCGGTATTCTTGATCTGTGCCATGTGGTTTCACTCCTTTTCTCTTACTTTCCGTTGATATAGCTCAGGATGCCGTCGATGTCGGAATTGGACTCTCCACCGCCTGCGGCAGTCCAAGCGTACTGCGGCTTCTTCTCGCTGGCTTTGCGGTCCTCATACCGCTTCTGGTCGGCCTCACCTACCAGAGCCATCAGGCGCATCACGGCCTCGTCCGCGCCGGTCCAGTTGCCATCCTTGTCAGAGCACTTGTTGTAGATGCCAGCCGTGCAGTCTGCGATAATGGGATCGGCCAGAGAGGTGTCCAGCCGCTCACTCTCCGTCCGCAGGCTGTTCACTGCGGACAGTTTTGCGCGTACGGCATCCTCGGCCGCCTTCTGCCGGCGCTGGTCCTCCCGGCGTTCCATGTCACCTACCAGGTTCCGACTCTCAGTGAGGTCCTTGGTCAGGGTCTCCACTTGGAAGCGGGTCGCCGCCAGCTGGGCCGCCATGGTCGCCATCATCTCCGTGCAGTCGGCGTTGACACACACCTCGTCCTCGAAGCAATAGCTCACAGAGGCGCACACAGGGCGGATGTTCTCTGCCACCACCGTGGTATCAGGCACACCTTCCGGGAACTGGTAGGCGCAGACAGTTCCATCCTTTTTGGACATCAGCAGAACATGTCTGGAGTCCTCGCTGCACCCGACTACCAGATGATCGGGAAACAGGCCCTCCAGTCTCTGCTTCTGAATTGCATTCATGCGTTTCACTCCTTTAGTTTCGATTTGCGGCTCGTGATTTTCGGCAGGCTCTTTCTCCAGAGCCGCCACGCGGAGCTTGCAGTTCTTGAACTCTTCCTTTATCTCCGCCAGCGCCCGGATATGAGCATTCGGGACTGCGGGGGCAACTCGGTCCCCAAGAATGGTCACGCCAAGGCCGGTCCAGGCATTGTAGATCTCTCTTCCGTCCTCTTTCTCGACCCTGTTCTGATCAACCTCGGTTTCAGCGGACACACTCATGCGCCCCTGCCGCGCAATCTTGTCCACCAATTCCTTGGCATAAAAGCGCCAGAGTTTCCCCCGCGCTGTGACCCATGTATATCCGTCCCTCTCATGCGTCCAGACATCATCCGGATTCTCTGAGATGGACCCAACTATCCGCTCTGCGGTGGCGCCGGTGAAGGATTCATACAGTTCCCCGTCTTTCCCCCGCCTCTCCTCCATGTTGTGGCCGTCTCCGATTTCTCCCAGCACATAGGCGCACAGGATCGGGCAGCCGACAAACGTCTTTGCGCATTCCGTCAGGTTCCGGAACTCCCAAATGCCATGCTGCACCGGCCCGGACCGCAGGATGTCGATTTCTACGTTGTAGTTTCGCCATTCATCCAGGCCAAGCACCCGCAGCACGCCCAGTCGGTCGTCTCTCTCTTCCATGTCTTTCATCTCCCCTCAAAAACGAAAAAGGGGCCGATTTGAGAGAAATTCTCTCAAATCGGCCCCGATTGGCCCTTCCTGCCGCCCCTTTGCGGCAGGGAGCGATATTGGGTTGTCTGTTATTCCCCGCCGGAGGTCCCGGCGTCGATGGCGTCCTCCGTCCCCTCGGACTGCACCTGGCTGATATCCGCCGCCGGCCGCCCCGGATCTCCGCCGGTCTGGGCCGTCTTCCGCCCCTGGTTCTTGGGGGGTAGCGCCGGGTCCTTCCGAGACAGGCTGTATCCGCTCACCAGCGGCAGCCGCAGGTCCATGATCCCACTCTTCTGGATCACCCGGCTCATGGCTAGGTCATCCAGCACTGACCGGCCTCGCAAGGCATTGTAGAGGAAGGTATCCGGCAGGATGCCGCTGGACATGGACTTGCTGATTTCCGTCATCATCTCCTTGTCCGACGTGATGTCGCCGAACATGACGAACTTCCACGTGAACGAGAAGCCGATCTTCCGGTAGATGCTCTCCATCATCCGGCTGAACTGCCAGTAGACGCACTGGCAGAAGCGGCCCTCCAGCTTGGCGGACATGTTCACCACGCCCGCCCGGGGGTTGTCGTTCACCGGGATCAGTCCCGCCAGGCCCGACTTCTCCACGGCGTAGGAATATCCCTTTGTGGAGATCTCTGTGGCGCTGGGTGCCTCTGACAGCTGGTGGAGTTTCAGATTGTTCACGGGCGCCGTGAAGAATCCAATGCCGCTGGTGTTGTTCTGGGCCAGCATCTGATACCAGTAGCATTCAAACAGCGTCCGCCCGCCCTCTGAGAGCATATAGGCGTCCTCCTGCTCCGGCCCGTCCGTCTTCCGGTAGGGGATCTCTCCGGTCATCACGGATATCAGAGGGTTCTGCACCAGCTCCAGCTGTACCTGCTCATACTGGGCGATCTGTAGCATGGCCAGAAACAGCCCTGTCATGATGGGGGTCACCGCCGCCGTGGTGTCGTCGATCTCAAAGGTCCACACCCTCTCTGGCGGCAGCGTCACCCAGTAGGCCCAGGCACCGTTTTGCATGTAGCACTCCGGGTTCCCCGGCGCCCCCCGGGCAGCAAGGCGTCGGTATGCCTCCATGTCCACACCGATCCGACGCCCCCGCTTTCCCTGGGGTGCCGTGGTCCCGTAGATCACCCGGCACTCCGGCCGGTCTGCCCGGCGTCCCACCGGGCACAGGATCTGATTGAAGTCGTTGAGATATGGCATCAGCAGGTCGCCATACTGCTCCGCGCACACCCCTGGCTGGAACAGGTAAAAGAGGTTGAAGGCCACCGTGTAGCCGCTCTCGCTGTTGAGCCCCACGATCTTCACCCAGTCGCTGGGCAGGGGCTCCAGCATGGCTGCGTTCACCTTGTTGTGGCTCTTGTCCACGCTGACCCGGGGGGTGAAGAACACCTTTCCCTCCTGGATGGCAAGACCTGTGATCTTGTGGGCCTGGGCCGCCGGGCCGATCTCCCCGTTCAGTTTCTCCACCAGCGTCCACTCCCGCATCAGGCGGTCCATGTCCACGTCGGCGTCCCCCAGAAAAGCTGGGTAGGTGTAGTAGCGGTAGGTCATCAGGTCCGTGTAGGTCTTGCGGATCTTCCGGATGGGGTAGGCCGTCCACTCCAAGGCGTGTGAGACCTCCCGCAGCCCCCGTTCGCTCTCCTCTGGGACCCGGAGCATCTCCACCACCTTGTCCTTGGTGTAGTCCACCGGCAGGGATGATATGGCCTTCACCCGCCGGTTCTGGATGTATGGGTCCGTCAAAAACGGACTCACCACCCGGTCGGAGGCGGACCGGACGTAAGCGGAGATGATGTTCTCCACGGGCAGGTTCCCGTATTTCCCGGCCAGCTCCCGGAAGTGTTCATACAGTTCCCGATAGCTTCTGCCGGTGCCGCTCACTCTCATGCCTCCGCCGCCTCCTTCTCGTAGTGTTCCCCGTGAAACTTACGGGCCTCCGCCTCCAGTTCCCGCTCAAAGCGGTCCAGGAACTGCCCATTCCGGGCTTCCAGACTCTCCCGGTGCTCCCGGGTGAATTCCTCCAGGATCTCCATATTGGCCTCCCGCAGCCACTCCAGCGCCGCGTCCGGCAGCACAGTCAGATCTCGCATCTCCTTCCACCCGTCCCGCTTCCGGCGCAGTTTCCGCCTGTAGATCAGGATGTACCCGGGCCCCAGAAAGCAGTACCGCTCCGTCTCCGGCAGCTTCGCGCTCTCTTCATCCAAAACCGTGCCGTAGAGACGGTAGCTCACATTTTTCGTTCCATGCGCCGTCATCGCACCCGGCCTCCTCTGTATCCCACGGTCCTGCCCGCCGTGGCGGCCGCCGCGGCTAGGGCTCTGCGCTGCCTAGCCCGCTCGATGGCCTCTGTCCAACTGGACTTCTGCATGGCCTCCTCCTTGCGGAGCTTATATTCCAGGACCTGCGCCATCCGCAGGCCGTACTTGGTGGCGGACCACATATCGCGGTTGATCGAATTGGAAATTCGCTTCTCCCTCCACTGTGTTCCGGAAAGTTCCTTCTTCAGGTTCTGGATCTGCTCAATCATCTCCCTGGTCTTCGCGTATGGAATGGCGATTTTCGCATCGTCAATGCTGTCCTTCAGTCCGTGGAACTTCTTGTATGCCTCCACACCCTTATAGACATCAGTTGTCAGCATCTGCACATTCCCGTTTTCAAACTGAAGACCCGCATACCGCAGCATCTCACTGTCTGAGTCATGGGCTCCCTCGTAACCAGTCGTCGCCTTGATGGCATAAATCACAGGCAAAGCGCCCGGAAGTTCCAGATCCGTATAAAAGCGGTGGTCATAGCAGCACAGCGGCGGCATTCCATCCTTCAGATCCTTCATCAGATCCTCTACAACGGCCTTCCCGTACTGCCATCCGTCAATGACGATATAGGTCTGTCCCCCGCCGTCCATGCAGTAGTCTCTCCATCGCCTCTTTAGGTACATGGCCTGCAGCATGTGTTCTCTGGGACTCATATCTTCAACATACACCAGTTGCTTCAGGAATGTGCCATGCTTGATGAAACTCTTCTGTGCGGTCAGTTTCAAAACTGACATAGCACATTTCGCGTTTTTTGCCCCATCTTCATAGGATACGTCATACGCAACCACGTAAACAGCATTCGGATCTCCGCAGTGATGCGTTTCCATAACAGTCAGTTTCTTGGCTTCCGTCAATACGTTTTCGGAAATCACAGGATTTTCCGTTACACCAGTGTAGATGGACTCCATCTCCCGCAGCCATTCTTCCGGACTCAATTTTTTTCGCAAGTCCTGCGCCCACACCCAATCCCGTATACCGGACAAAAGAGCCACTTGGTACGGAAAGTCCACCGCGAACCCGCTTCCGTCCACCACCATATCCGCTATGGCGTCCAGGCGATATTGGTAAGCCTGGTTATGCTGGGAGCAGGCACTTGTGATATAGGATTTTTTGAAATCAATATGAATCGGGTCTCTCTGCTTTCCAACTCTATGGGTCAGACGGATCGCTGGTAGGACCACACTGGAAAAAGTGGCGTGGTCAAATGCCTTCCCCTTTTCTTCCTGCCCAACCTCTTCCGCCAAAACAGACGATGCGTTATCGCCGCGCATCGTAGCAACAGAAAATACGCTTCCAAGGTTTGTCCGGATCTCAAATCGCTCATTGCTCTCAGAATAAATATGGTAGTGATTGGTCAAGACCGGATAGTTTTTCTCAATCTGCTTTCTCGCCTGGGAGGCCAGAGGCAGCAGTTGTGTGATAGACGGGCCAAAGTACCGCATGACCTCTCCAGGCCAAAGCACCCCGTCTGTGTACCTTGCGCAAGACGAGGTATAGGTTTTACTGGTTCCGCGGCTTCCTGTGATAAACACGTTGCGGTAACGAGCATTGGCTCGAATCATCACTCTCTGGATCAGCGCCAAAGAGAAGTCAGCATTCTCGTCTTCCAGAAGGTCAAGCAGGTAGTCAGGATACCAACGCCACAATGAGATCAGAAATGCCCAGCTCTCTCCATCGTCCCGCTCCTCAAATTTAATTTCGGCGCTCTCCTCCTGTTTGACCCACCGCTGACTGGCTTGAGACCACTTATACCCCTTTGCCATCTATACCATCCTTTTTGGCTTCCTGCGTTTCTGTTCGTTTCTTTTCCACCATCTTCCTTCGCTCCATCATGGGCAGAAGCTCCAGTTTCTTTTTGATGTCTTTCTCCCATTCCGGAGCGTCCTCCAAAAACTCCCCAGGTAGCGCGTCAATCATCATGGACTCAGAAAGTTCTGAAACAGTCCCCATGCCGGCATTGCGGCGCATCGTGTTTTCGATGCAGAGCATCATCTGGTCCGCCGCATCGAGACTATGTGGATACTGCGGCCGCATATTCGGAATCATTTTCAGGAGTTCAGGCAGCGTAAGGAGCTTCCCGTTTTTCATGAAGCCCTTCTTTTCCAGCTTGTCGACGATGGTGTCAACTTTCAATTCCTCAATTGGTTTTTCATCACGCTTCCGCATTAGGTTGCTGGCCTTTATGGTCTCCGCTTGATCCAGGAACTGCTTTGCATCTTTCGCCTTTCCCTGCGCATTTGCCATGGAATATCTCAAAAGGTTCTTGCAGATTTCCCGGAGGTTATACTCTAAAAGTTCATCAATACCTGTGGCTTCAAAGGGCTTGCTCTGAACCTTGTACAAGCGATCCAGTTCATCGTACTGTTCCTGTGTAAAGCCATCCATTTCGCCCCAATCTTCTTTCTGACGCTTGCTCCCGCGTTTGCGTTCCTTCAATGCTCTTTCGGCCGAAACCATTTTGGAGAACGTTCCATTGGTCAGGTTCTCCCCAAAGATTTGGAGAACATCGCTTTCTCCGTCCACGAACCCAAGGATTGATTTCCCATGCCTGTCCTCTGCAGACCGTCTCAGATTATTTAGGTATGCGATCCAGGGTTCCGCTTCATCATCAAGGCAGGGGAGTCGCTTAAAAACAAACGGGACATCAAATGCTATACAACAGTAGAACATCGCCAAATGCGGCGTTGTCTCTTTTGCAAGCATGTCGAAATACTCTTGCTGGCACTTGCGACAGAACGGTATGAATTTCTGATTTTTGTGTCTCTGCTCGGAACCAAATACTCCGGAAAACTCGTTAAGCTCTGTTCCACACATCACGCAATATTGCGCCCTGTCGTTTTCCATGGAAGAATCTCCTTCAATTTCTCTGAAGAATCATTTTTTCAAGGTTGATTTTCCGAACATCAGCTTACGGCTTTGCTCATAAACCTTGATCCCATCCTTCGTCATCCTGACCTCAGCAGTTTCACCGCCGCTTATAATCCTTTTGATCGTGTTCCACACTTCCTGTTCACCGGGATTCATGCGAACACCTCCAAAGAAAAAATCGGCACCTACCGTACCCCATAAAAGGAATAGCACGGTAAGTGCCGATTGCTCTATATACTAAAAATATACCATGCTTCAGAGCAAAAGGCAATTAGTTTCATGTTTTTTTTGAAATTTGTTTATTGTCTTGCAGGATTCACAAACAATCTCCACATTGATATCCGCGAGTATCGGAGAAATCACAACAGAGCGCCCCTTATGTCGGATCGTCATGCTTCCATTCTCCAGTTTTCCGATGATTTTTCCGCATCCGGCGCATAGCAGAATCCCGCCGTCATTCTCATTGTCAGCCAATGGTTACTCACTATCCTTTCTTTGCAGATCTGCTCTGGAATTCAACACGTATTTTGTGGGCCGAGCATCAATGCTCTCCCTATATGAATTCTATTTCTTCTAAATCCGCATCCGTCTCCAGAATATCGCTATACGGATCCGCATTTTCGTCAAAACACTCCGAGAGGCTATAACCGGCCGACCCCGCCGATTCGATCTCACACCCCCATACCCCAAGATTCTCCGCCTTCGGATAGTGGAACCGTGCCACCATCCCGTCCTCAAAGCGCAGACGGACATCCTGGTTATAGCAGCTGATCTCGTCCTCCTCAAAATCAGAATCCTCAATTTCAAGAAGGTCATCGCTCGCTCCATAGATCCTTGCCACTTCCTGTTCACCCCCTCAAATATCGTTTCAGTTCCTCCACCGATCCGAAATACTGCGTGGAATAGATATTCTTTCTGAATGTTTCAATCCGAATCAACCACGAGGTCTCACTCCAGGCTTTGTCCGGCACCCCCATGCTGATGCGGATGCTTCCCACGTTCCGAAGGCTCCGTTCCAGGATCAGTCCCTCCTTCCGGGCCCAAAATGCTTCTCGGATGATGGAATATTCCTTTTCCCCAAGTAAATACTGTATTCCCACAGGCGCCTCTCTTTCGCCCATATCATACGCCTGTACTACCGAACCCTCCGCGGTTCTCATTCTCCAGATGCTCGACCTGCTCAAAAACAACATGGGGGTTCTCCCTGTGCAGTCGGAACTGGCAAATCCGCGTCCCTGCCGGGATCTCGGCGTCTCTCATGGCGATGGCCGGAAAGTGCCAGATGTCATCATCGCCGCAGTATGCGTTTTCAATCACGCCCATGCTGTTTGCCAGAATGATCCCATATCGTTTGTATGTACTGGACCTCGGCACGACTTCCGCGTAATACCCCCGGGGAATTTCCATTGAGATCCCAAGCGAAATCATCTGATACTCGCCAGCCGATAAGACGGCGTTCTCTGCTGTGCAGAGATCAATCCATTCCCCATACTGCTTTGGACAGGGGCCTCCATGGGTATTGATCCGAACCTTCAGCGGACGGCCTGAGGTTCCTCGCTGAAGATAATTGTGCATTACCCAGCAGACAGTTACTAGGCATCCGATCAGCAGTACCGATACTGCCAACGCCTGTGCGAAATTCAATATAAATTCCACGCTCAACCCTCCATAATTTTGATTTGAGACTCTACTCGCAGAATATCACGCAGGTCGGAGATCGTGCAGTACCCCCGGTCTACACTGTCTGCCAAGTCCAGCACTTCAGCCATAATGCGTGACAGTTCTGACGTTTCCATCCCCTCTTTATCGCGCAGGACTGTAAACATGATAGCCCAGGATTTTTTGACAGCTGTTGTGACAGCATCCTCCTTCGCCCGTTTCAGATCCGCATGAGTGAGGGGTCTCCTTCGTGGATTTACCTTTTTCTTTGCTTTCTTGCCCATAGTTTCGACCCTATCTCTTTCTCCATCAGGAATCATCGCCAAGGAACTGTTATAAGGAATTTCCTAGCACATCCGAAAATCTTGCGTTTTCCCATATCTTGAGGTTTCCAAATGCGGTGCTTGTGATAAACGCCAGGACCCTATCTCCTTCTCCGTACACAACAAAGTCTCTTCGGTTGTTGCCACGCGCGATTCCTATAGACCCAGGGTACAGTTTTTGAAGCAGTCGGCACGTGTCAATTTCTTCCTCTGTAAAACGTGGCTTTCCCAACTTCCACTTCCCAGGAGGCGGTGCAAATACCTGGATTGATTCACATACTTCTCTAGCCTCGCAGTTCCTACAGCTTTTCGATTTCCGGCAGACCTCCTCGATTTCTCCGATGGTCCAATCGAAAATGCTTTCGTGTTTAGCCATTTCCTTCACCTCCGATGATCTCGTCCAGCTTGACGGTTTCGCCGGGGCGGAGGGAGGGGAATAACTCGCTATTGATGTTAACCACGAAACATTCGTTAGATAAAGCACTGACAGGCTCATTGGGGCGTATCCGGAGCAGATGAGTCGCGTGGGGAAAGAGGATCTTGACAGCCTTTGCTTCCTCCACCTCCTGCTCCGTCCAGCGGGGCTTGCGGATGATGCGGTCTGGGTGGTTGATGAAATCAACAAGGCAAGGCATACCGGCAGGAAGCCATTTCCCATATCCATCTCCGTTATATTTGGGCATAGCATACTCTAAGGCTACACCACCGCTTACTCTGTAAATTGCTATGTCATTTCCAGAAACAGTCCATTCTTCATCCGGATCAACCCCCAGCATCTCGCAAATTCTCGGCTTGTCCATGTTGGCCTCCTTCCTTTTCACCCAATTTTTGCACCCTTCCTGTGGGTCAAAGTCCTTCTCAATTTCACACCCAATGCAGTTAAAACAAGTGCGTGGTTCATCATCCTCCACCACCTCATAGCCCATCAGGCGGGCGGCTTCGTAAGGATGAGCCTCTACCCATTTATCGTTACGTTCAAGACAAAATCGGAGCCATGCTATAGCAAGGGCTTTAACTGTATACAATTCCCCCGTCTCAGGGTTCCGAAACTTCATGGGCGGCCTCCTTGTTCTTTTCCATGTGCTTTCTGAAAATCTCGTCAATGGCCTTTATATCGTCTGGGTGAATCTCAAGTTTCCCCTTCCAGCCGCAGGAGGGACAGCAGAATGTATCTCCACGCCCTCCGTTCCCGCAGTTCCCACCGCAGTTAGGGCACTTAGCGTCCATAAATATCAGGCTACTCATGCTCGGCCCCCTTGCTCTGGCCCCGGCTGCAAAAATCATCATCAAACCAACCTGTTTGCTTGTGCTTCGTGCAATAATCAATTGGTTTGTGATACTTGCACTCCCGGCCGGAATGTCCCGCATCAGGTCCAGGCAGTCTCCGCAAAGCAATCTTACCATCAGAGCTGCCGACCTCCACCGTAATCGTCGGCTGTTCCCCCGCTTCCCAGGCTCAGTTGCCCGCTCTGATACAGTTGATACAGTGTTCGCCCCTGCCGGTCTGTCAGGTAGGGAAGAAATACTTCCTCCATCTGGACCTGCCCCGCCTCGATGATCGCCATCTGGGCCATCACCCAGTCCCGCACGTTGCGCCAAGCCGTGCGCTCAGCTTGACCGGGTTGTCCCTTCACCTTTTGCCGGGCGAACACGGTCCGTACCCCCTCCACGTTGGCAGGAAGTGCGAACCCTCGTATACCAGCGGGCGTCTCGATCCCAAACATGACACCAATGGGCTGTCCTGCTGCGTCATAGTCCACCATGATCTTCCGCGCCCCATGGCTGGCAAGAGCCCCTTGGATTTCTCCCAGACTCTTGTACACATCAATTGTGGTCGTATAGTTCTTGATTGCCATGCTATCAATCCACCCTTTACTGCAATTCAGGTCGGCTTAGATGCTGGAACGGACACCCATGTCGGCACCCGGTCACAGGGTTCCAGATCATGGTGGCCCAGTCAATTTTCGTTTTGTTCATGTCGCTTTCCTCCGTTCAGTTGCAGCATTTTTTCTCTCACCAGTTTGTCGATCACATGGCCCCGCTCCCGGTAGCCACACATGGCGGCCAGCTTGTCCAGGTTATAGGCCGTCTGCGCGGTCACCAGAACGCTGATCCGGCGCAAGTTTTTCTTTCCGCTCATGGTTCCACCTCATTCCGCCGTCCGTTCAAAGCGGATTTTCATTTGCGCTGGGTACAGGTCCACCTCCGGGCGCCGGCGTCCGGTCCAGCGCAGGCCGCCGGCCTGCCCCACGCATTTCCACCCAGCCGCCCGCAGGCTTGCTCCGTTTTCGCTCTCCAGGATGTAGGTCACCAAGCGCTTATATCCCATTGCCCTGGCGGCCCTCCAGGCCGCCGCGTAAAGCATTGAACATGCGTTCCTGCTCCCATCCGTGCAAAGTCTGTTTACCTCCAGTGTCCATCCGTCATCCAGGTGGCGTGATACCGGACGCCCTACAATAGCAACGCCCACGATCCGCTCTCCATCTGAAAGCCCTATGGAGAATTTATGCCCAGCCACCGGGCCATGATGGCGGTGGTTTTGCTCCACAAATGCGTTGGCTTCTCGCAATGTCATGGGGACGATTTCCAGCATTACACCGCCACCTCCCTTTCCAGATCCTTCATGGTGCTGATCTCCACGCCTGTGCACCATTCCGGCAGATTGGCCCGCACCAAGGCCGTGGCAAAGGGAGGCGGCACCGCATTGCCGCACCGGGCCACCTGCTTGCTTTTCCCGTAGGTCTGTCCGGTATAGTCCCGCTCGATCTTGTAATCATCCGGGAAACCGTTGGCCCGGTACAGTTCCCGCGGCGTCAGCATACGCAGGCCAATGTCCGCCATGAAATACCGGGCACCGCCGATCTGGAACAGGATCACATCCTCCGGCCCCAGGTCATAGCCGCAATATGTATTCAGCAGTTCCCGGATCTCCGGCCAGTGTCGGAGATCCGCCCCCGGCTCCGCTCTGGTGATCTGCGTGGTGACCACGCCATGGTGTCCGCCGCCAGCGGTGATGGTCTGCACTGGCTCCGACATGGGGCCGCCCAGGTTGGTCCCTTTCATTTTGACCAGGTGGGTGGCCGTCAGGGCGTTGTGGTCCACCGCCGTTACGGTGTGGAGCGGGGCGGACAGCTTTGACCCGTCCCCGGTATATGCTCCGCCGTAGAACTTGGCCAGGTTTGCCGCCAGGACGCCCTCCCGGTCCTTTGTGGTGACGGTGTGGAGCGGCACCCCTGCGCTCTGCCCCTGGTTGTCGCTCCCGTAGTATTTGACCAGGCTGGCCGCCGCTAGGCCGTAGCGGTTGGAGGCGTCAATGGTCATAATGGGGTCCGTCACTCCCTGGCCCCGTACCCGCTCGGTCCGCTCGGTGTGGTACTGGATCATGGCCGGCGTGATCACCATTTGATGGCCGCCCGCCCCGCTGCTGGTGATCGTGTTCACCGGCTCCGTGATCTTGGTCCCCGTGGCGTTCTCGTTGTTGTGCATGGTCAGCGGCGCCATGACGGGGGATGCCACTCCATACCCATGCTTTGCCGTAATGGTCTGGAGCGGGTCCCCGATCTCCTGTCCCCGAAACTCTCCAGCATGGTTGACCACCACCAAAAACGGGTTTGCAGACTTGACCACGAACTTGTCCACACCCCTGGCCACCCGGCGCATGGTGTTGGGCCGGAGTGGCCGCTGGGCGGAAAGGCCGTATTTCTCCCGGATTTCCTCCCGTGTGTCAAAAATGGAGGGGCAGGGCAGGCTCCAGTCTATGATCTCCGCTGCGCTCCGCCAGGGCAATTTCTTCCCGGCCAGCACCTCCGGGCTGTCCGCTGGCGCGTGTGTAGGCTCCGGCCACACAACGGGCCTCCCGTCACATCTTGCGATCAGAAAAAACCGCTTTCGTGTTGTGGGCGATCCATAGTCAGCCGCCACCAGTTCCCGCCATTCCACCGCATAGCCCAGGCCCTCCAGCTGGTCAATAAACCGCCGGAATGTCTGTCCGGTCTTTGACTTTACCGGGTGCCCGCGGCGCACTGGCCCCCATGTCTGGAACTCCTCGACATTTTCCAGGATGATCACGCGGGGGCGAACTGTTCCGGCCCAGCGCAGAACGATCCAGGCTAGCCCCCGGATTCGCTTGTCCACGGGCTTTCCGCCCTTTGCCTTGGAAAAGTGCTTGCAATCAGGGGAGAACCACGCCAGCCCCACCGGTCGCCCCTTGGAAACCTCGCACGGGTCCACGTCCCACACGCTTGCCTGGTAATGCTCCGTAAACGGGTGGTTCGTCTTGTGCATGAGTATGGCGTCCGGGTCGTGGTTGATGGCTATGGTCACAGGCCGCCCCGTCGCCAGTTCGATCCCCGTAGACGCCCCGCCGCCGCCGGCGAAGTTGTCCACAATGATCTCATCCAGGAGGTTGATCTGCGCCCCGCTCATTTTCTCCCGCCTCCCATCATATCCAGGTACAGGGCGCAGTCCTTCCCAGTCCTCTGGCAGTACGCCCATTCCACCATGGCGCCCCGGCTCTCCCGGTAGTCCGGCAGGAACACGGCCAGATCCGCCGCGTCCGCCATGGCCATGCAGATCCGCATATAGTCCGCATCGTCCAGGCCGTCCGGCAGCGTGGCCGGGTTCAGTACCACGTGGCCTGCCTCCTCCAGGGCCTTGGCGGCCTCCCGGAACTTTGCCCGATACCGCCGATCCCCGGTGATCTTTCCTGCTATGTAAACTTTCATCGGCTTGCCTCCTATTCGTTGAAAACCTCGAAATATTCCTGGTACGGGTAGCCCGTCATTTCGTGCCACCCGGCCCTGCAGGTCGCCCCGTCGTCGAACTTATACAGCACCGCGCCCTTTCGCGCTTTCGGCTCCTTCCTCCAGGAGGAGGAAACCACCTTGTAGGTGATCACCGGCTTGTCCATGTTTTGGGTCTTGCTGTACCGCTTTCCCCGTTTCCCGATCTCCCGGTACTTCTCCATGGTGGACCGGCTTTCCTTCATCAGGTAGGCCGCCAGTTTGGCGTGGTTCCCCCGGCGGTCCAGGGGCTTGAAACTGATACCCCCGCCGCCCCTGGGGACTTCCTCCCAGGCGTCCCCGATGATCTCCGGGTCCATCCGGCTTATGATCACGTGAATATGCGGGTTCGTCATGCGCTTGGTTTCTATCACTACCACGGCCTTGTACTTGATCCCCTTTTTCCTGCAGGCTTTCCGCAGGTTGGCCAGGAATGTGGCCTTGTTCTCCAGGATCTCCTCAAAGGTCGTGTCCTTGGCGTAGTAGTGCAGGACGGCGTGGAGATCCCGGTGGTCAAAGTTGGCGTTCAGATCCCAGCGCAGGTGTTCCTCCGCCACCCGCTCGTTGATCCGGGCTTGCTTTTCCGTGGTCGTCCCTTTGTTGGGTCCGCGCTGGACCCCTTTGGTGTGAACCCGGAAGGATTGCATTTTCCTATGTTCGACGGTCCGGCCAGCCTGCACCATCCTGTGTACGTATGGCATGGTGCCCTCCTTTTCTGGTGCTGGTCACTTTACTAATGCCTCTTACCGGCGCTTACGGGGCCATGGCCCCGCTGATTTTTCCGTTGCGAACCGCCCGGAGAACTGATATAATATAGGTATCCCGGACGGTTTTTCCGTCGCTTATATTGCCACCTGCGCCGTGTTGTCAGCACCAGGCGCAGGTGGCTTTCTTTATTCCGTTTCTTATTTCCTTAATGCTTTTACGATTTCCGCCAGTTGGTCGCCTATGTAGTCCACTTCCGCCTCGGTGTTCGTTTCCTCCAGCGTGATCCGTATGGCCCCATAGGCGTCCCGCCTGGACAGTCCCATGGCTGTCAGTACGTGGCTCGGTTCTCCGGTCCCCGATGTGCAGGCAGAACCAGACGACGCACACACCCCGGCCAGATCCAGCATGATCACCACGGCCTCGCCCTCTACTCCGGCAAAGGAGCAGTTTACATTCCCAGGCAGGCGCTTTTCCATGTTCCCATGTATGTAACTGTCCGGGATCTCTTTAATGCGCCGGATCAGGCGGTCCCGCAGGTTCCTTGTCTTGGCTGCCGATTGTCCCATATTCTCGCAAGCCTCACGCATGGCTGCCGCCATGGCTACGATCCCCGGCGTGTTTTCCGTCCCCGGCCTGCGCCCCCGCTCTTGCCCTCCTCCGAACATGAGCGGTTCCAGGACGATCCCGGTCCTGCAATATAGGGCACCCACGCCCCTGGGTCCTCCAAACTTGTGTGCGGACAGGGAAAGCATATCCACCCCCATTTTTTGAACGTCCACCGGGATATGTCCCACCGCCTGCACCGCGTCTGTGTGGAAAACCGTTCTTTTCCCTCCGGCTTTTCGGATCTCCCGCCCGATCTCCTCAATGGGCTGGATCGTCCCCACCTCGTTGTTGGCTGCCATGATCGTGACCATATTCGTGTACTGGTCTACCTCCTGGCGCACCTTCTTTGGATCCACGATCCCGTCCCTCTCCGGCTTGACCAGTTCCATCCTCCTGAACTTTTCCCGCTCCATGCCCTCCAGGGTGTGGATTATTGCGTGGTGTTCAAAGGCGGAGGCCACCACGCGGCCGTCCCCGTCCTTTGCCGCACGGATCGCCCAGTTGTCCGCCTCTGTTCCGCCGGACGTGAAATAGATTTCAGACGGGCGGCAGTTCAGCAGTTCCGCCATTTCCTTTCTGGCGCTCTCCATCCTCATGGCTGCCAGCCTCCCAGCGGAGTGTATGCTGGACGGGTTCCCGAAGTCCTCCAAGGCCTCCAGCATGGCCTCTTTGGCACACGCCCGCATGGGGGTTGTGGCCGCATGGTCCGCATATACGTTCATCCCTGCACCTCCTCAACGGCAAAACGGTTGACCACCTTCCGCTTTCTTCTGCAGGCCCAGCACGTTCCCTTGTGCGGCGCCTCCTCCGGCCCCTCCAGGGTAAAGTCCTTTTTCAGCCGATCCACGCACTCCTCGCAAAGCGGTTTCGGGTCCTCCTGGTCAAAAAGATCGTCTTTCCATCCGATCCCGATATAGTCCAGGACGCGGCCCCAGCCGTACCATTCCCCGGTTTCATCCTGGCAGATGTGGTTCATCCACATTTCCCACTCTTTCGGGTTCCGGTGACGCAGTTGGTCAAAGCGGTTTGGCCTTTTCTCGATGTGGACCCCAAACCCGCACATGGAGCAGCCGGTCCGTTGCGCTTTGGTGGTCCGCAGTTGCCCTTCCGGCTCCGTTCCCCCGTGTTCTGCTTTGTACTCCTCGATCTCCTCCTGGGTCATGTCCAGTGGATCCCGGACTATTTTCCCGTATATCTCCGGGACGATGGTTTCCAGGTGTTCGCCGTTCCCGTCGAACTCCTCCCAGTGTTCTTGATACCACGCCTCCATTTCCACGGCCAGGGTCAAGAGGTCCTGCCTGGTGAAGATGGCAAAGGGGGCACTGCGCTTTGTGGTCTTGCTGATATAATTGCACCCGTTCAGCATAAGGGCCTTTTGGCGCCGCCCCCCCTCGGATGCCATAAGCCCCATATACGGAAAAAGTCCGCTTTCTTTGGCGTAGTCGTCGCACGGCTTTTCTTTCAGGTAATAACAGCACAGATCCGACACCTGGAAAGGCGCGGTTTGATAATCCGTTCCCTCCCGCTCGTTTTCAGGCCCTCCGAAGATTTTCAGCCACTTTTGGGCCATTTTCATGCGGGTGCCTTTTCTGTATCCTCCATAAGCCCCGGTTTCCCCCGTCATAATGGCGTGGCGCACGGTGGCGTTTTTCTCCGTCGGGTGCTGCAGGGTGTATATTTTCCCGGCGATCTCTTTGGACAATACCGGGAACCCGTATTCCCGGATCACCTCCACCTTGTTGTACGGCCGGTTTGTTTTCTGGTTGACCACCGGCAGCAGCCCCTTCACGCCCAGCGCCTTGTGTACCCTCTGGATACTCCGATCCTCCAGCATGGATACGGACGTGGCCGGCACGTTGATCCCAATGGAGCGAAGGAACAGGAAAAGGGTGATACTGTCCAGGCCGCCCACCGCCACATAACAGCGTCCCGCCACTTCCGGGTGGTTGTAGAACTCCCACGCCCGCCTGGCCGCGTATGCCTTTTTGAACTCATATCCCATTTTCATTTTTGCCTGGAAGTCCCGCGTTTTCTCTCGCGTGATCTCCTCGCAGCCCTCATAATATTTCACCTGCTATCCTCCGTTTCTCTTAAAAGGTCCTCAATGGAGGCCGCCGCGCTCTCCAATTCCTTGGCCAGCATATCGCGGCCGAAACGGTCCCGCTAGTGCATGGCCTCCATTCGGAGGGCCGCCGCCTGTTTCCGGTACGGGTTCCGGCTTTCGGTTCTCACCGGCCCGGTTCCCGTGTGGATCAATTCCAGCCACCAGGCCGGGTTGTTTCTCTCCGCCTCATGCTGGCAGGCGTCGCAATTCTCCGCCGTACACTTGCTGCAGAACTCCCGGTGGAAAGCGTCGTCCCACGGTCCGCCCAGGCAGGGGAGGCCCACAAAAGGCCTACCGGGCTACCTCCGGTGATTTCGAGAGGGTCCACATCCCACACGCTGGCCTGGTAGTGGGTGGTGTGCGGGTGGTTGGTCTTGTGCATGAGAATGGCGTCCGGGTCATGGTTGATTGCTATGTCCACCACCCGACCTGTAGCCAGCTCAATTCCTGTGGAAGCTCCGCCTCCGCCGGCGAAACTGTCCACGATCTTCTCTTCCCACATGCTGATCTGCGCTTTCATGGTTCCACCTCTTTTCTCCGTTTGAATGGGCACATTTCAAAGTCTTTCCGGCAAGTAAGCTCAAAGTGAAGCCCCGGCAAAAGCCCATCATGTGCCCGGCATTGAACTGATCCGATCCCCCCGTCCAGCCAAAATCCCTCATATTCCGGGCAGTTGCATTTGTAATTTGGTTTTCCGTCTTTTTCAAACAATGCGTATGGGCTTTGCGGGTCTACGGTTTGATCTATCCACTCGCTTGGGCGTCCGTCTTTCCGTAGGCGCTCCCGCGCTTCCGCAAAACCCGGTAGCTCCTCATTCATCGTACTTCCTCTTTTCTTGCTTTGATCTGTTCGGATTGCGGCCAGGACGCCAGTTTTTCCCGCTTCCTCCACATCAAAACGGCCTGAACCCTGCACCCTATAGCATCCGCGCTCTTCCGGTCGCTCCATTTCTGGTCATAGAGCTTTTTTGCCTTTTCCCAGTCGTATCGAGTTTTCCGACGGCTTGGGTTAATAGCAATCCCAGGACCTTTTGTCCTTGCGTTTCTTTTTGATTCCAGCGGTTCCCCTGGTTCAAAGTGTTCGCACAACTCCGCCGGAACAGCCTGCCTCGTGTGGCCGGTGAGCAATGCGAAATCGCACAGATAATCCATGTTTTCTGCGGCCCCGAAAATGCACGAGGCGCACTTGCATCTCAGTTTTGAATTCACTATTTCAACACCTTCCATCTATACCCACGCGGATCCAAGACACCGTGGTAGAGCCGTCTGTCCAATGACTGCACTGTCAGTCCGCTTGCTTTTGCTGCTGCAATTACAGATGGATAGATCTCTACATTTCCATTCCGGTCTTTCCGCATGATTGGACGCCTTGAACCGCGAGACCATGAGCCTCGGCCGATCTCCGCCCGTGTTTTATAGGTCAGATTTTCCAGTGTGCATTCGGACTTTACTCCATTTTTGGGACTCACACAAAGTCCATGCTTCCTCGCATATCCGTCATTGAAGTGCTCGTCCAGAAGGCGGAAAACGCCTAACCGTTGCTGCGTTCCATCGGTTTTGCGAAGTATTACCTGCGCTCTATGCGTTACTCGCACAGAAATCGTCTTCCAAGCCCCTCCCCTAAATTGCTGTACCTCCCCACGATCACTGATGCGATAGGGATAGGCGTAGCCGGGGATGTCCTGCCACGTGATCTCCTCTTTTCTGTCTCCGGAGGCATTCATTTCTCTTCACCTTATTCCTTTCACATGCCAATCAGCAGACAGTCCCAAGATCTGATATGCTCCGCCCATCCAGCCACAAATCCAGTTGCTCTTGTTCGACTGTTGAGAGGCCGTCAAGAAAATCGAGGAGTTTGCCTTTTAGGATCTTCCTGCAGGATTTGCACAGGATTTCTCCATTCGGCATATACCCTTTACATTTCGGGCATACAGCGGTGTCTTCTATGTACGGAAGTCCGCAGACAGGACAAAGCTCCACTCTGGATTGATAGCCCTCGAAAACAGTATTGTCCCTCTCCTTCCGGATCAGTGGGGCATCAAAGTATGCGTTGCAGAGCTTGCAGTGTTTCATGTTCCGGTCTCCTTCAACCACCAGACCGTCAGAACCTGCCGGCCATTTTGGATGCAGGTATCATAGTCTGGCTCAAAGATGTCCACGTGATTTCCAACAACGCCAGTGTCCGTAGCCCAATACTGTTCGATAGTCCCGTCTGAAAACTCCACAAACACGTCAGCATACTGGGGGATCACGCTGTTGTCCACAGCGCAGGTCACACCCTCCACCGTGGGAAGTCCGCTGGCCGTGATGCCATAAGTCGGGTCATCCAGAGTCTTGTTACAGGTATCGTTGTTGTACCAAGTCACGGTGCAGTTGTCGATCCGGTTGGCCTTTGCCACCAGCGCCGCCAAAATCAATTCATTTTCCGCCGCTTCCATTTCATCTGCGGTCAGGTAGCAACACTCCATGGCTGGCGTGTCATCCCCAGGCAGTCGCCCGTCCTCCCTGTTCTCCGGCGTTTCTTTTGCGGAGAGGTTGGAATCCTCCAGAGGTGCTTCCATGCCAGCGGTCCGAGCTGTCAGCATAAGATATCCGCACAGCCAGATTAGAATAAACAGCAGGGAGAGTGCATACAGCCCCAGCCGCAGTCTGGACTCACGCCACCACTCCTCCCGGGTCCTCGGGGGTCTACTCCGGCCGGTTTCCGCCTGCTTCCCTCGCTTCATCTGGACGCACCTCCTATCCGGTTCTTCGACTCCGCCAAGTACGTAGCGCCGTATCGCCTTCGACCGCACTCCGCGCACTGGATCTTGCCGTCCACAACCTCCCGCACCTTCCGCAGCGTGTATACGCCTCTCAGCTTTTCGGCGCAGGGTACGCATAGATTTAGCTCCATCAGTCTCCCTCCTCCAATCTCGTAATAGTGATCTCCACCCGCGGGTTCTTCCGGTCCAGTCTCACCCGGCTCCCGTCGTGCCCGCCCACGATGCGGCTGTTGTCATCCTTCAGCACCTTGCACGCCACCAACAGATCGTCTGTAGCCGCCTGCAGGTTCAGTTTGTCCACTAGCTGCCGGGTCGGCATGTAGTAGACTTCCCGGACGTTACAAAGGCACTCGATGGGCTCCCCAGTGTAAAACACCTGGGATTTGAATACCTCGGCGTACGCCTTGAACTGGTCTGATTGCCCAACGAACCGCTTTCCATCCGCCCGCTTGCGGATCTCCATGTGATTTTTCTTCGTGATGGGTTTCCCCAGCACCGTCGCCTGGAAAAGCACCTCCCCGGCCGGCAGGGTAGCGGAGGCCCCCTGCGGGTGAGGCGCTGATCCGTAGGCCTTCCCGGTAATATTCCGGATAATATTCCGGCTCTTTGGACTGGACTGTGCCAGCTTTTCCAGAATCTGCGCTTGTGCCTTTGGTGGCAGGTCCTTGAAGTCAATTCCCATCTCGCGCAGCCTCGTTCCTTAGCCGGGCGATTACCTGCTCTCGGGCCCTTCCCTTGTCCACCTCCTGCCGTCTGACCGCTTCCCACAGCGTCCTACGCGACGCCTCCAATCTTCGGAGGGCATCATCCTGGCTCTCATACACTGGGAGCCCGTCTGCGGAAGGTGTGTCGATCTCCACCGGCTTTGCGGCGCAGGACACGATTTCTTTCAGGCCATCCGGCAATTTTCGGTATTCCTTCTCCGCCGCGGCAATATAGCGATAGCTCCGCTGGAAATTCGAAGATACCACGCTGTGCAGGGTCTCACTATCCATTGCCGCCCATTCTCTCAGCGTTGCCGGACTTCCAACGATCCGCCGGAGGATTGGCGGGAGCTTCTCGAACTCCTCTTTGGCCCCATAGATTCCATTCCTGACAGCGGCAGCAACCAGGTTCCAAGCGTCCGCCTCTGTCATTTCCCCGCCGCGAGGACCCGTAAACTGACGGATTTTTTCCTTGACGGCTCCGATATGGGGCGGGAAGCCCCGATCATCTGTTGCTATCAGGATCTTCACGGCTGCCGCGACTAGCTCATAGGGCTCTTCGGCAAACATATCACCCCACAGATTGATGGCATCAAGCGCCTCCTGCCTTGTAACGTTGCGGTAAAAGTTCGGATATGCGCCGCGCAAAACCGACATGATCTTGATGGTTTCTTCCCGACTCATAAAATCCCCTCTTCCCGTGCAATGTCCATAAACACATTGCCCCCGCCTCTCAGCTTTTTCTGGTTTCCGCCCTGATCCTGCTCCTTCGAAAGCCAGCGGACCACAAATGACTTAATCCCCCGTATAGTCTTTCGTCTCGTTGGATTCGCATCCAGCCATCCGCGCATCGATCTCAGCTGTTGCATGACATCTACAGCAGGGTACAGGCTCTTCCATTCATGAAACTGCTCCACGGAAACCGGAAATTCCGTTCCGTCGTTCAGGGGCAGGCCGATCACCGGCAGCGCGGATGCAGATTGCGGCTCCGCGCTACCTTCTTCGTATTCGGATTCGTATTCGGATTCGGATTGGATTAAGGCCGCGTCTTGCGGCGGTTGGCCGCTGTTGGCCGCCGTCGGACGCTGTTGGCCGCTGTTGGCCGCCATCTGCTGCGGTTTTCCGCAATCTGCCTCGGCGGGCCTCAGACCGTCAGCTTCCTCTGGCCCGGGATACTTGGGCTTATAGTCTCGGATTCTTTGATGTTCGCCCCAAGTCGGGAACCAAAAGTAGGGCTTCCCGCCTACTGTGTAGAGGGAAACGCAGCCTTTGGCCGCCAAACCGTGGATAGCCACATCGACATCCTTTATCGTCACCCGTTCCCGAAGTGGAAAAACCCGGCCCTTGATGATTGCAGGCCTCGCATCACCGCGCCCGGCATCATCTGCCTGTGTAATTAAGCCAACCCAAAGCCGAAACTCGAAATCCGAAAGCGACGAGATCTTTTCACTGGTAAAAGTGCTTTCTTTTATAATCCTGTTCGGCATGTGGCCCTCCTCCTTTAAAATGGAAGAGGGCCGTCCTCTTCGCCAATCTCAGCAAAATCGGATTGCCTGTCCCCCTGTGTATCATAGGCGGCACCCCCACTAAATCCACTGGCACTGTCCCGCTTGGAATCCCCGAAGTAGACGTTGTCGGCAACGACCTCCGCGCTCCTATGCTTGCCGCCGTCCTTGTCCGTCCATTCGCGGATCTGCAGGCGGCCTTCTACCACGGCCATGCGGCCCTTTGTGAAGTATCTGCTGACGAACTCCGCGGTGCTGCGCCAAGCCACAACGTCGATAAAGTCGGTCTCCTTCTCACCGCTCTGGGATTTGAAGTCCCGGTCCACAGCCAGGGAAAAAGACGTGACGGCGGTTCCACTTCCGGTGCGGCGCAGTTCAGGGTCCCGGGTCAGGCGTCCCATGATGATTTTATTGAGCAACCTATATCGCCTCTTCTTTCCCTTCAATGTCATTGTGGCCGTGAAGGTAAATGATCTCGCTGTAAGATGCTGCGTTCCGAACCAGCCAGGAGTCCGCCTGTTCCTGAGAAAGATGCGTTCTGATCGCCCTCTTCTCATAGGAGAACTTACCGTCATATTCCTTCTCGGCGATTCGCCGTTTGATTTCTTCGGTCCTGTGGTTGGCCTCGATCATATACAGGTCGAATCCGTAGGCTTCCACGCCATCCATGCTCACCGTGTCCGTCGCATATAATGCTTTCTGTCCATTGGGGAGCGTGATCTTATATCCGCAGTTCGAAACATCGTGAAACAGATTGAATGGCTCCACTCGGACGGTTCTCCCATAGATAGAGTAGTTATAAGCCGACCCTATTGCGTAGCTGTCAATTCTATGGATAGGTACACCTGCCTCCACGAGCGGAAGAACCATCCACTGGCAGCATCCGAACCGCAGAAGGGGGCGATCCGCCGCAAGTCGGCGGATCGTGGCCCCGTTAAAATGGTCGTGATGCTCATGCGTAAGCAGCACCAGATTGATCTTTCGGTAAATCTCTTGCAGATGTTTAAACGGAACGCCGCAGTCAATCAGGATATTCCCATTCAACAGCACCGCATTTCCGGAGGATCCGGTAGCAATGACATCACAGTTCACCAAGTTTCATCTCTCCCGTGCTCTCGTCCATCGTCATGCCGCCGGGCGGTGCCTCGGGGGCTTCCTGATAGTCCGCATCCACTACAGCCGCACCTTCGATGGAATTCGGCGTTTCTGCGGAAGCGTCGTAGTCCTCTTCAGGCGGGATGATATTGAGGGAGCCGTCCTCTGCCTGCTCGGCCACGATATCCTCCTGCATGGCCTTTTCCAGATCCACGGACACCATGCCCCATTTGGAGATCAGCTGCCGCAGCATCGTCTTGTAGGCCATGCTGTCAAAGTCCTTGTACCAGAAAGAGGAGTAAAGCCACATATCACGCTCCTTCACCTTTCCGGCCTCATAGTCGGCAAAGGAGACTTTGCTATACCGCGGGTTCCGCTTGTTCTCTACGGCATCCTTGCTGAAGGCCGGACTGTAACGATCCGCGTGTTCGACCATCTTCTCCTTGGACCAGTACATGGCCTTCCGAAAGCCGTTCATGTACTCGAACATGGCGTAGTATCCAATGGTCCGGGCAGTTTCCCGTTCGCGGTCATCCTGGATCAATCTGACCTCGATATCCTCGTTCAGCGGATCCCAGCGGATTAGTTCTCCTTCCTTGACGGAAATAACATTGAGCTTTTTGTAGTAGCCGGAACGCAGCGCCAGTTGAATAAGTCCCTTGTAGCCGAGGACAAACTGTGCGCGCTTCTCTGTGAGAAATACTTGCTGGCCGTCCCTCGTTACAGGCTGGCCGTCTTCATCCATCAGTGGGATCTTCCTCCCGTTTTTGTCCTTCAGCGCGACCTCAAAGGGAACGAAGTAATACTGTCCCATCTGCGGAGACGGGATCAGGTTCAGAGACTCACCGATCAGCGCGACGGAAAGCACAGATTTCGGTGTGCATTCCTGGATCACGGGATTTGCCACAGAGGCCGCGATCACGGACGAGACGAACCTCTTCTCACGTGCCACGTCATTCAGGGCGTTATGTACAGCTTCCTGAAAATCTGGCGTGGAAAAGACAGATGACAGCGACATCTTCTTGCCCTTGATGGAAGCTTTCTGTATACTCTGGCTCATACGACCGCCTCCCTTACAGAGCCACGACAACGGTTCCAGACTCGATCTCGTCTGTGAAATGCTGCTCCAGAAACTCCTTGATCGTTTGCCGCGCCTTCAGTTTCCACATGCCGCCGTCGGCCCCGATGAAGCGAATAGACCGCTCGTCCACCCGGATCAGGAAAGCACTCTCCGGCTGCTCCACCTCCTGGAATGTCCGGTAGGGTCGCAGATTCACAATTGGGCGGATGGTGGCGTTCTCCTGAAGAGAAACGCCCTTCTGGGTTACGATAGAGGTTGCCACGCCGTTATCGTTGCGAGTCACCTTTGCGCCCAGGGTGATCTCGGAGAGGAGCTTCTGGAGGTAGGGGATATCGGACGTTTCCTGAAAGCGGGTCCGCATAGCGACCTGAGCTCTCTCAAAATCCATGGAGGTTTCTTCCTCCCAGCCCGGGACATCCGTGGCTACAGCCTCATAATAGAATTGCCGATACCAGCGATCCTTCTCCTGAGGTTGTGCGAAGCACACTACTTTCGTATGGGTGGGGATGGTGATGTAAAGCGGGGAAGCCATCTTCATAGCCTCCGTCTTGACCAACTTCACCAAGCCATCCAAACTGTTCAGTGGCAGTGTATCCGGATGCTGGATCTTCGGGAGGATCTCCTCCATGTCACCGTCATGGGTCAAGCGGAAGTGATGCTCACCTATAGGCATAACTGTCGGTGCGGTCGTGGTCTGGATATGTTCGATAAATTCTTTCAGCATGGTATTTTGCACTCCTTTATTAAGAGAAATTCACAAGTTTTAGCGTAGGCGGTGTCTCCGTCTCATTCCCGTCCATATCCATCTGTCCGGGGATCTGTGGAACCATCTCCACGATGGTATCGTCACCGGCAACATACAGGGCAGTCGTGACAGGGTTGGTTGCCGCCAAGGTACTCTTAGCCGTGCAGCTCACGGAGATGTTCTGCCGGCTGTCATCCGGCTTCAGCTCCAGCGTGATCACCAGTTTCCGCTTGGCTGTCGGCGAGGTGTTGTAGTCCAGGATGTTCTCCAGGATACGGGTCATCTCATAATCCGCCCTCTCCTGGATGGCACCGCGGGCCATCTGCAAAATGGATTTCTGCGCCTTGCTGTCCATGGGGTTCTCCTTCCTTTTCACTGGTATTCATATCCGTTGCTGTTCAGCCAGTCCCGCAGGACGATCAGCCGGCCCCGCGTATCCCGCACCGTGAAGCGAACGGTCAGAATGTCGTCCATAGATTTCTTCTGAGGAGCTTCGGCGGGGTCCGCCTCCACCGTGGGGACCTCCATCGCCGGAGCGACGGCCGGGGCGGAAATGGCTTCAGATGCTTTCGCAGCCGCGGCCGCAGCAGCCGCCCGTTCCCGGGCCCGCCGCTCTGCCTCTTCTTTCTGCCTCTTGATGGACTCATGCCGATTTTTCACCGTTAGGATAGCGTCGGAAGCCCGGAAGCCGTTCTGCCGGTACTCTGTCATCACCTCGGCAGCGTCCTCCAGACTGTCGATCATGGCGCAATCCCCGGCTACCCGGTCCACAAATTCCTTGGCCGCCTTTTTCAGAGAAGCCATGGAACTGGATAGGTTCACCTTGATGCCGGCGTCCTCCGGACGCAGGAAGTCCACATTGACGCTGGCGATGTACTCTGCTGTCCATGCCTGTAGCTCAGACTCCTTCGCCTGCCGTAGATTGTCCTCCGTCTCATTGATCTTTGCCTTCAGGTTGTCATCGGCCGCCTTGAACTTTTGGCTAATATACTTTGAGTAAATCTGCTCGAATCTCTCATAGGGGCCCATAATGGCCTTCTTCACGGCCTTCCGCTGACCCTCCAATTCCCAGAATTGGCTGTTAAGCTCTGCCCGGACCTTCTTCACAGCCTTCACGGTGTCCTCCGTGCAGACCATGGACATGGCCTCGTTCACTTTCGTGTCGATTTCAGCAGAGAGTGCCTTCAACTGCTCCTCGATCACCGGAAGCTGTGTTACCCGGATCAGCTCCCTCTTCTGGTCCTCGCTCATGCGTCATCACCTACCTTCCTGGAGATGGTTTTCAACACTGGCAGGATGCGCTCGTCGATGCGGCTCTCCGGTACATCTACCTCGCTCACCACCGCCTCGCCGTCTCCCTTGTAGGTGGGGACCACCACCCGGTCTCCCACAGAAAGGGGAATGTCCGCATAGTAGCTGTAAGCCCGGGAACTCAGTTCCCCACTCTTACTGCAATAGCGGACATTCACAATCATCTTTCCCATATCTCGATTCCTCCTTGTCAGATTGAAATCTTTTTAACCACAGATCCAGTTGCCTGCCGGCGGTGCCCCATCCGTTTTGGGAAAATCCCTTGTGTGGGCGGGTCTCCTTGCGATAAAGCAGTTCTCCTGCCCGGGATGCCGCCGGAGCGCTCGAACTCCTGCAGTGCCTCTTCACTTACCCGCCACACACCCAGCCGTACCCCTTTGATGTATCCCCGCTGGAGCGCTTCATAGATGACCCGGGTGGATACGCCGTATCTTCGGGCAACCTGCTGGACTGTGTAAAAAATGGCTTCGTGGTCTTCCATACGATCACCTCAACAAAACATCATGCCGAGAAAAATGCTGCCGCAGACGAGCGCCAGAATGCAGGTAAACAGGCAGAAATTCTCATTGCTCTCGCAAACCTGTCTCTGCTTGTCCAACTTGCGTTTGTAAACGGCTCTCAGTCGATCCTCTGCCAGCTGTGCCTCGCTGGCTATGTATTCTTCAAATGGCTTCGTGGTGACTCACCTCTTGCTTCTTCTTTACCACTCCCCGCTTCCCGTGGTATACTTCGACATGAAAGGGGGTGAGTAAATGGAATTTGATGGACTCCGCAGGGTCATGGAAACGGATAGTGTCGTAACAGTTGAAGAAATGCTGCGGAAGGGATGGAAACTGCTTGATACCGCAAGTGGCACAAGAAACGATGGAGAAGCATATTTCTTGTACAGTTTGGGTGAGTTCAGCGATCTATGATTTAGAATGGATCACCGGACACTCGTCCAAGGCAGAATAGGCAGGGCTGGGTTTCCGAGGTCGTGAGGATTGCGATCCAGTTGCCGCTGGAGAGCAGTTTCACGGCCTCGGCCACATCCGTCGTCTCTCTAATCTCCTTGATTTCTGCCAGGACCGCTCTGTTAGTGAAATGGGTCACACATATTCACCTCCTCTGCTCTGGCGGATTCCGCCTGTTTTGAGTATTGTCGGAGCTTCGCTGGCCCCTCCGCATTCTTTGTCTCGATTAGACGCCCATAGCGGTATGCCATAGCGGTCAGATGTTCAATCTCGATGTCCAGAAGTCTTTTCTCCACTCCTATCGGCCCCCTTCCAGATAATCAAAAACCCGCATGAATCAGGTGGCTACCTCGGCTACGCCAATGACCGTAAAAATAAACTCCACACGCTTCCCCCTGTCCAAACCTGAAAATGGATTGTTCCGCCCGGGTGGGCGTCAGTCATTCTCCCGGGTACGCAAGATCTACCAGCTCCTTCAGCTGTAGAAGGCTGATCCCTGGATCATGCGCCGCCCGATCCAGAACAATCTCTTTCAGTTTGGGACCAGCACATTCGAGCGTCTTGCGATAGTCCTCGAATTCATAGATTGCAGATTTCATGCGCGGTTCCTTCTTTTAGGATTTAATTGTTGGAAACGACTAACACAGAAGGAATGCCAATAGGGTTGCCGCAGTCCCACCAGCTACCAGGAAAGGCCAAAGCAAGAAAATCACTCGTTCTGTCTACAGTGGTTTCTCCGATCATCTACGTGAACTCTTTTGCCCTACGGTCATACGTTCATTCTTTTTCGTTACCGTCCTCCAGCAAATCGTCAACTGTACAACCGTACAGTTTCGCAATTTTGGGAAGCATATCTGCCCGAGGTTTATTTCGCCCAGTATCCCACATTGCTACTGTGCCAAGCGAAACATTGAGAGCCTGTGCAACTTGTCTTTGAAGTAGACCTGCTCTCCGCCTAGCTTTCGCCATAGTCATATCCAACCCACCTCCTCTTATTTTTTATTAGATTTTCATTGACAAAATTAGAATATAGATATACTATAGAAGTAGATTGTTTGGCTCTTCTTATTTGAACCAATTGTCTTTTCATTTTCTAATTTCTTCTAATTTTATCTTGTTATAAATCTTATTATATCTAAAATTATCTAATTGTCAAGTTGTATTTTCTTGATTATTCTAATTTTGGAAATAGGGGGGCATTATGGAAACTGCTTTTTATGAAATGTATAGATTACTTTGTCAAAAAAAAGGAAAATCAGATAACGCCGTAGCGTCCGAAATAGGTCTTTCAAATAGTACAGTAACAACTTGGAGACAAGGCACAATTCCCAGGCGCCCAACGATAAAAAAGGTTGCTGACTATTTTGGAGTCGAACCTGGGTATCTCATGGGAAATACTATTGAGGCGCAAATAGATCTTGCAGAAAAAAATATAAGTGACGTTAGAGCGTCTATAAATCAATCTTCTGATGAAAGTGAACGGGCTGAATTGACCAGTCAGCTTGAAGTTTTACAGGAGTCATATCGGGATTTATGTTTTGCAAAGAATCTGAAAAAAAAAGCGCCCACCTCTACAGGTGAACGCATTCCTTATAAAGAAAAAAGAGAATTTCTTGCTGGGCAAGGCATAAGAATCCTTTTGGACACCGATGCAAAACTGACTGAAGATCAACTTGATGACATCCTTGAATTTATAAAATTTCAGCAAGGGAAGAATGGCCGTTGAAATACTATCAAGGCGTTGATTACTTCTTATTTTTTATGGATTTCCCGCACATGGGTGTCCCCGGGCTAATTGTGTCCAATAGTGACGGGACAGTCAATATCTATATAAATACCCTGTACAATAAAGCGGTGCAGCGCAGAACTATTAAGCATGAACTTCGGCATTTTGCAAAAAATCATTTCTATGTTGATTGGTTGGCAATTGAAGAGAAGGAGTTAGACGCAGACGATATTGACGATCCATCATGTGTGTTCGCCGATAATTTTTCGAGTGTAGAATACACGGAGCCAAATACACTAGTAATCCCCAAGGAACTTCAGCATAGCTATAAAGTAATTCCTATGTTTTATAGCTTAGACTCATTCAGAGATTACGTCTTTGCTATACGGGAACAAGTTAAAGAAAATCCGCCAGGAAGCAAACGAAGTGAATGTAACGATCTAGATGTTTGCCATTCCAAATGGGGTAAGACTTGAATGCAGAATAAAAGAGGCCGCCCTGGAGGCACCCAGGGCGGCCAGCAGAATTATCCAATTGACCACGAAGCCATTCACAATCAAGGGGAATCGTTCTGCGCTAGTAGTATAGCACAGAACTCCCCTGTTGACAAGGAGAGTTTTTTATGGCAAGAAAAGGATACGTTACCCTGACCATTACACTCCCAAACGGGGATCGGAAGTATTTCTACGGCAAAACAAAAGAGGAAGCTCAGGAAAAATTAGATAATGCCAGAATGATGCTGCGGGCCGGCATTGATATTCAAAACAACATAACCTTCGGTGAGTATGCCCAATCTTGGTACACGATATATAAAAAGCCTGATCTGCGTGAGAAATCCAAGGAAAGCATTGTCAATGCGTTGAATAACCACATCCTTCCCTATCTGAGTGCAGTTCCTCTTCAGGAGATCACCCCCATTGCGATCAAGGGATGCTTAAACCACCTCCAGGACAAGAGCCATAGTTTATACAGGACGGTCCTTCAGGTACTGCGGGCTATTTTCCTCTGCGCGGTGGATGATCGCATTATTGTAGTGTCTCCCGTACCAAGCAGTCTCAAAGCAAAAGGGAAAGCCGCCCAGGAGAAGGTGCCACTGACACGGGAGCAGGAAAAAATCCTCCTGAACGCCCTGAGTGGAACCAGAGCCCACCTATTGGTGTGGCTGATGGATGTTACCGGAGTGCGACGCGGGGAAGCGTTGGGCCTCATGTGGGATTGTGTGAATGTAACAGACCCAAAGGAAGCTACTATTACCATACGGCGGAACCTGGTTTACTCAAAAGGAAAGGCCGTCCTGGAGGACACTCCCAAGACAGACTGCGGATTCCGGACCATCCCTATTCCCTCCGATCTTGCCGAAACTCTCATTCAGAAGCGGCGGAATACCAATTCATTATTCGTGTTCCCTATGGCAAATGGTGAAATGATGTCGGAATCCTCATTTCGCAGGCTCTGGGAAATGATCAAGGCGAGACGAGTAATAGAAAAAACGGATGTCTCTGAAAACAGCCCTGAAAAAAAGAGTGATGAGAAAAGCGAAGAGAAGCGCGAGGTCAATCGCCACCCGTGGATCGACCGCTGTATCGACTTCGATGTTACCCCTCACCTTCTCCGCCATACTTTCGCTACCAGATGCTTTGAGGATGGCATGGATATCAAAGAAGTTCAGCACCTCTTGGGCCACGCCTCTCCGAATATTACAATGAATATTTATTTGCATTACTGCGAACAGCAACGCCAGAAAGAGACCTTCGATAAGGTACGGGAATCGAAAAAATACCTTACTACCGGATGAACGGTGTGGTACAAATGTGGTACAAGCCAAAAATAAAAATCCTGTACCAACTGCGGCTCTAAGGACGAAAGATCAAATGGTCTGATGCCTACGGACCAGAAGGCCGGGGGTTCGAATCCCTCAGGGCGTACCAGCAAGAAGCCTGTGTTCTCTAAGAACACAGGCTTCTCTGTTTTTCTCCGGTCCTTCCCCCGCTTCGTCTCTGCCCATATCACGCCACAGGCCGGTGAAATTTCAGGCTACTTCTACCATTACTATCAGTTCCTCGCTGCTGTCAGGATGCCGCTGACCGTGTTTACCGCCTGGATCTGGGTGTCTTTGGTGACGTGGGCGTAGGTGTCCAGCGTGAATCCGGCGCTGTAATGGCCCATCATTCCAGAGACTGTTTTCACGTTTCCCCCGTTCTGCCGGGCGATACGCCGCTGGATACGGAGCGTTTTTCTCTGGAAGTCAATGCCTGTCCATTTTAATCCCAACAGCTCTCCCCGCCGCAGGCCGGTTGTCCAGGTCCATGTAGCAGCGTTCATACACGCCGCTTTTCCCGGCCTTCTGAAAAAACGCTGTCAGCTGATCCGGTGTCAGGTCCTTCACCTCCTGCGCTCCACCTTTCGCAGTGTGCGCAGCTCTTGGCCGGGGTTGTTCGGATGAGCGACTGTTCCGCCTCTACTTCCATGGCGGGGGACGGCATTTGGCGAAGATTCCGCACTGTTTTGCATACAAGTCTTTTTGCTTTACAGCGGTTCTCTTTGCTTTGAACGTCCTCCTTTTTCAGCAGCTCTTTATAGAGCCACTGTATCTCCAGAGAGGAATTGCCCGGGCTTCCGGCCAGAGTTATCAAAGAATTGACAGCTGCGGAGGCGGATTGTGTCGGGACAGCTTTCCATCTTTCGATTCAGTATATCAGGCCGCAGCTGGAGCGTCTGGACTGCCTCCGCTTTCATATCCGCAAGCAGCAGGAAGCACAGCAAAGCTGACCGGCAGCACAAACACAAGACTATTTTTCGGGAAGGAATTTTTATGAGGCTCCAGGACAACGCCGCCTTTGCGCCGCTGCGCTGCGTTTTGGCCGGATTTTTCAAAAGCATCTCCCATGCGCCGTCCAGATCTGTGTCTGCCTGGGGCTGAGTGCTGTTCCTTGCATCTGGAATTTCCGGATGGCGGAAGCGCAAATGACGGCTTTCAATCTGCGGAGTCTTTCCGTCGGTACAGGGTGAGCGTGTACATCGGAGCCGTTGGCTCGCCCTTCCATCCAGAGCCATCGTGTCGAACCTCCACATATTGTTCCCGTGATTTGGAGAACACTATTTCTAAATTACGCATTTGGAGGATCGTAT